TTAAATAGTTTTCACAACGAGTTGCACAGCGGTCGGAATATCGCTTTGGTTTGCTTTAGTTGCAATATCAGCTTTATTTTTGGCTATACGTGCATACAGAGAACCATTAGCAGAAGCGGCATCGCTATCAGTGCCTATGCTGTCGGCAAGCGGTTTGACCTTCTTGTCAACCTCCGTTTTGGTGTAGTATCCACTTAAATTGACTGGAGTTCCCAACTCTGTCCACGCATCGGCATTGGCCGTAGTTATATCTTGCGTGCATACCCACTCTGAACCATCTCCGTTTGAATGCCATACATCACCTTTTTTAGCAGATGTGATAGCCTTGATTTCAGAAGTAGTAGACTTCACCCCCTGCCAATTGAGCAGACCTACAACCTTATTGTTAATCTTCTCTTCAAGAGTATTGCCTACTGCCGTCAAAGCTTCATCGACCAATTTTGCTGACGGAATTGTAGTATAGTCATCTTGCTTCAACGAAGTTACAATAGGAAGTTCTTCTGACGATACCTTGCCGTCAACAAGATTGGCTTTCTTCTTCAACGCCTCCTGAATGGCGGTTACCGCAGTGGTATTGTCTGCTCCCAGTTTCAACCACGCATCTACTCTGCCGAAGTTGTCTTTGTTCTTCAGTACATAAACTTCTGGGGCATTTGCATTGTCCGCATTCGGCACTACTACAATCAAACCATCATACAGCCAAACATTGCCGTCTACGTCCTGCCACGTTGCAATTTTCGTCAAGTCGCCTGCGTCCGATACTACCGTTCTCGAATCAAGCGGTGCTTGTTTCAACACCTCAAAGTTAGAGGCATAATTCGCTTGTCCTTTTATTCTTGCCATAATTTATACCTCCTATGCTTTAGTGAATGTGATTTTGAACTTTGTTGCAGCAGACAAACCTTGCGTGTTGCGAGAGTATTTCTTGTACTGCACTGAGTTTCCTTGCACGGTCTGCGAGTATTCCGCTCCAGTGAAGTCCGATACTGCCATTGGATTGTACTTATTCGCCACTGTGTCGAAGTACTCAATCTTGGTCACTGTGTATGTCGCAGGCAAAGCGAAAGCATGTCGGTTGGAAGACTGCTCGCTGACACAAGAAACCTCAATATAAGCGTTGGTAGTCAAAGGCTGCTTAGTCATTGTTGCCGCTGCCGCTGTGTTCGCAAAGTAAGGATATACTGCATTTACAACGACACTCGGTGTAGTCACACTGCCAGCCGCAAGAGGGGTGTTTTTATTGTTGCCTTTTGAATCTTTAGGCTGTGGCCCAGCCGCATAAGACACTGTGCCCACATAAGTATAACTACCAGCTGTTGCAAAGGTCGTCGGGATGTTGCCGTTGTTGCATTTGAGAGAGAATCCTGTTTCCGCTCCAGAGCGGTCGTTCTGCTTCTTACCTGCAATGTTGATAGAGCCTTTGTTCAGCGAGTGTTTGAATTTGTCTGTGCCTGGAGCCGATGAGCCTACTTCCTGTGTTCTCGCTACCGAAGAATCAAGAGTCAATGTCGCTGTCGGAGCCACAAACGTTGGTTCTACAACTGGGAATAACAAAGCGTCAAGTACTTCACTTAGGGGTTTGCCTTTTAAATCACTTGCTTTTGTTCCAGCCTTGATGCCTCCCAAGTCGGTGACTGTCGCATTCTCTCCTTCCACAGTATCGTACTGCAAAAGGTCTTGGATTTCCGCCTCTGTCTCTTCGCTTGGATCACCGAGAGCGGCAACAGCGGCAAGACGGTTGTTTACTCTGCCGATTGCGATGCTCCCTTTCGGTAAGTTCTCTGTGGTCGGTTTGGTGCCCGATGTGATTACTTTCACCGGGCTGTCCACTTGTAGTTTTTTTTCTGCCATAAAAAAAATAAATTTAATGATTATATGGTCGTTGGGACCAATTCAACTTCTGAAAAATCCGCAAGGTCGTTCTGCTCCACGGAATGAACACTCGTAAAGCCAAGCATCTGTATGGTGTGAAGAATGGAGCCGTCTTGATAAATCAGTGTGTATCGGTGTGTGCCTTTTGGAGTGAGATAGTCGGTGACGTTGACAAACTGAGCCATCTCCTTCACATTACCCTTGGTCACCAACAGGTCGTTTACCTTCGGAAGCACAGGTGTTGTCTTGTCTTTCGCTCCTATGGGGACGAAAGCGAGACTTATCTCCTCAGATGTGGAGTCAGGGGTGAGTGCTGTCACAAGAGCCTTGTCGTATTCAAGAATCTCTTCGCAGTCACAACTTCCTCCGTTCTGCTTCAAATAATTTATCTGTGCGTGCAGACTGCCTTCCTTGTCCGCCTCGTCCTCCGCCGTGCCGACATCCTTCTTTATAGCGGAAACGGCCTTGTTCAACGAGTTCAAATTGTCGTCCACATATTGTTGCAAGTCGTCAAGTTGGTGTTGAATGTCGCCTATCTGACCTCTCTCCGTGGCGTCGCTTACATTGTACACCCCTTTGGAATCCACATACACATACTTGTGATACGATTGGTTGCCCGACAATATTTTTGCGTCCGCCTTTGGTTTGCCGCCATCAACGACAGGAGAGAACACTTTGTCCGCCCCCGCTTCCGTCAATGTGACAAAACCTTCAAGCACGAAGCCGTCGTCATACTTCAACAGCTTGCCGACCGCTTGTGTATTGGAGACAACAGTGTATTCTCCATTAGGCAAGGTGTGCCGCCAATCATTTGCTTCAAAGTCATAGGTGGAGACATCGAACACTGATATGTTCATATCCGTTACCGCCACTGGTGTCAGCCATTGTTTCTCATATTTGTCCCAGTCATACCGCACCCCGGCAATGAATATGTAGTCTCCGACCATCGCCCCATTTGGGTATCTCTCCCAAGCGGCTGCCAGTGATGCGAAATTTCCTAAATTATGTACGTCTGTTGTCATTTCAATAATTGATTTGCCGTTTCACTTATTACTGCCGCCAAGTCATCCTTCAGTACAGCGCATGCCATCGCCGCCGTGGTGAAGACAATGCCGTCATAGCATTTGGGCGGAAGGTCTATCGTCTTCTCGTTGTTCTCTCCTTCCTCTATTTGGGGGATGGCTATATACCGCGCCCTGCGCACCGCAACTTTCTCTCCTCCTCGGCAGGAGAAAAACTCCAACGCCATACCGGAAGGGTAAGAAGCAATGGCAACGACAGGCCGCTGCGGACATCCTCTGACACCCGGATAGCGGCTGCGTTGTCTTGCATACAATGGGTTCTCTTCTGTTATCGGTTCGGTGACCGGACGTTCCCAGTCTGTCATCTGAAACGTGACAAGACGCAGATAGTCGGACGGGAGCATAATGAATCCCATACCATAGCCGGGTTGTGATTCCCAATTCACGTCCACAGGCAATTCCTTCCCCTCTCCGATGAGATGCAGCGGAGCGTTGAGCAGCACGGTGCGTGCGGCAAGTTCTATCCGCCCGTCAATGATGTCGTTGAGCGTAAGTGTGGTGGTCTCCTCGTCAAGGAGGCTGTCCGCTGCCTTGTTCCTGTCAAGGACAAGGCGCACATCCTTCTCTATCTGTTTCAAGTCGTACCGCATATCAGATACCTACAAATACTACTCCGTTCTGTTCTGCGTATTTCTTGATGTCTGCCGTCGACTGTATCTTCGTTCTGCTGATGCCGAACGTGTCTACAAGATACTGCTTTGCGTCAGCCGCACTCGTCACCTCTACCTCTTTCTTCTCCACAGGGACTGCGGCAGCCTTCTTTGCCACCGTAGATGTCGGGGCATCCTTCAAAACAAACATCTTGTTGAACAAAGGGTGTGCCTCGATAGCCTTCTGCTCTGTCTCGTCAGCGGTGCTGTAGTAAGCATAGCCCGTGGTGTCCGGTTCAAAGGTGATGTGTTTGAAAACGTCCTTTGTCACAGATTTGTTGCTGTCTTGGGTGTCTTGGCAAGTCATTCTCCCCACAGCCACTGAGATGCTGAGAAACGACTTGGACTTATATGTTTTCTGCATATCGTTATGATTTTTAAAAAGGGGTATCGGTTGGACACCCCTTTATCTGTTAGTACTATGTTTCAGTTACGCTCCTGCCTTTGCCGCAAGTTTCATTCGTGCGTGTGCCTTGGCATAACGCAGATACAGACAAGCGACCTCCTGGATCACTACTGCGTCAGTGTTGCGGATGCCTGCCTTCTTCAAGTCAAGCACGTTGCGCTGCCAAGAGATGTGGGTCTTCTTCGTGAGATACTCGGGATCGAGAGCAAAGCCGCAGTCGCTCATTCCGTTCATATCGAACAGCTCGTGATGGATGACAAGAAGTTCACCGAAGTCGGTAGACCAAGACTTGAATTTAAGATTCCAAGATTCTACGTTCTCTTTCAAGCGGAATTTCTCCGACTTGATTTTAGAGAAAGCCTCAAGCATATCGGAGCCGCAGAGGATGACCTTGCGTTTGTTGCCGATGCCCGTGCCCACAAACAAGTCCTTTGAAATCTCGACAAGGTTGTCATCGCTGATTTCCACACATTTGCGTGTCTCATTGTATGCTCCGACCTCGATGTCCTTACCTGCCATATACCAAATACCGCCTGTGAACCAAGTGTCCATATTGTCCTTTGTGATGTGCTTGATACGTGCTTTCGCTCCGAAGAGATATGTGTTCTCCTGTGCAAGGCGCATATCATAGATGCCGTCCTCCTCGATGTCGGAGAAGTTCCAATCAACCTCTTTTGACGCAATCTTGTCAAATGTGGACTGCTCCACTTGAATCATAAAGTTCTGACAATACTGTTCCTCGCTTGTAGGAAGGTTGTTGAAACGTCCTGTCTGAACGTCAAGTTCCGCACAAGCCTTGCCCATACGGATGAGTGTCACTTCGTCCTTGTTGAGCGCAGGAATGAGAATCGGCTCTTTCTTGTCGTTCAAGTCTCCGTTGACCGCATACACTACTGGATAACCGTTGTTCTGGTCTCTGCCGCACACACACAGAATCAAGTCGGGACGCATTGGGTCATCTTTCTCCAACGGGTCTTCATCGTTGTATTTAGTTCCGTCCGGGCGAGAAACCGCCTTCGCACCGACAACACGGATGGTGTCGTCCAATGTGAACATTGTCGGGTCTGACACCTTGATTGTCATAGATGTGGCACCATTCTCCATCTTGAGTACATTCTCCGACAACGTTGTCTTGATGGGTCGTGTGCCGAGAGAATAGTACTTGACGATCATTGAGTCGGTCTTCAAGAACTTGCCGTATCGGCTGATTTGGTCGATAGGCGTAGCCATCGGACGGATTTTGACGATCTTTGAATCGATGTCCTTGGTGTACATCTCCGGATCACCGTCCTCACGTCCTTGCGTCTCGGTCGCGATGCCGTCGTTGCTGTCGGGGTTGCCCGAATTGGTCTTTCCTGCGTCAGGAAGGTCTGCCGCTGCCGCCATTACGACGGCGTCCGTTGCGCCGAACACCATTGCCAAAATACCCAAAAGCATTCGCCACAAGTTCTTTTTCAAAAATTCTTTCTTCATTGTTTTCTAATTTTGTTAATATTGATTTGTCTTGTTTCTTTTAAAACCGCCTCTCTCCCAAATGGAAGAGGCTTCACTTGCGGAGTCAAGGGCTCCAAGACTGCGCTTCGGTGTGGTCTGCGCTGAACCTGCGCGTCCGCTTGGTGCGGCTGGGATTCCGTCACCCTTGCTGCGCTTTCTCAGCTTCTCCTCGATATTGGCGTTGCGTCCTCTTACTTCCGCTTCCTGCGCCGCCGTCTCTACATCCTCATCGTGTGACAATCCCTTAAAGGCGAAGTCGAGTGCTTCTTTGGAGAACTTGCCTACAATGGCATCATAGGCGATTTGGCAGATTTTCTTCATTCCTTCGTCAACCTGCTCGTCAGTATAGCCTTTCTCATTCTTCAGTTGTTCAATGTCTTCCACCGACTTCTGAATGTTCTTGTTATACTGCTCTTCAAGATCTCTGCTCTGCGCTATGCGGTCAAGATACTCCTGCCCTGCTTTGGAGATTTCCTCCATCTTCTCGGGGTCTTCATAGGCATCGGCAATCTCCGGGCCGAACAACGACACGAACTTTGTGATGACATCGCCTTTTGCGGCTGCCGTCTGGAACAACGTTGCCGTGCGTGGGTCTGCCGAAAACATCTCCATTATTTTGCTTTCGTCATCCTTCAGCCGCTTCAACTCGTTGTCGTAATTGTCGTAATCATCGTTGATGGCTCCGTAAATCTCCTCATCGTCAGTGAATTGCTTGTCGGGGTATTTCCCCTTCAAACGTTCGAGAAAGGAGTCTCGCTTGCTTTTAACCTGTTCATTCTTAGGGTCTTCCATATTGATTTGCTTTGTTTATATTCTTACTTACCCAAAGTTACTCCTATCGTGTTGGCTATCAGTCTTTTTTATTAACTGAGTAATTTTTAATTTTGATAGGGTATGAGACAGAAAGGTAGCATTGCGTGTTTCAAGGACGACAGGGACAGAGACCTTATGCGTGCGTTCCGTGAACAGTTGTCGCTTCAGAAAGGGGAGTTCAACCTTTCTGACATTCTTACTGCAACCATAAATTCTCCGACATCGCATTTCTGGGTGTCCATAGAACGTGCGGTCGTGATGATCCACAAGATACGCAAGGGCTATGACTTGGCACAGATGGGCGGCACTCGCAGAGAGATGTTCGAGGAGATAGAGAAGCGTGTGGCTGAGATTGAGCGGACTCACGAAGGTATCAAACTTGAGGATGCCGTTATACGTGTGATAGAGGGCGGTGCGCCTAAGTTCTATCTCACAATAAAGAGTGCAAAGGTCATCCTCCATAAAATCAAGAAGAGATGGAGAAACGGACAGCTCGCAATATAGTGCTTGCGGTGTCAGCCGCTGTTATTTGTCTTCTACTCGTGAACGATGTGGAGGCTTTCGCCATATTCGACGGATGCGCTTTCCGCAACAGATTCCTTTATCATTTCTTCCACGTCTCTGCTATCCACTGTCTTATGAACGTGTGGTGTCTGCTTGCCGTGGCGTTCACTTTCAACATTGCGGTGTCCGACATTGTTGTGGCGTTTGTCTGCGCTTCGTTCACTCCTATAATGTGGGACGTGCCTACTGTAGGATTGTCCGGAATATGCTTCGTTCTGCTCGGTCGCTTCAGTTATCTGGTGGAGCACAAGGTTTACTACCATTCATATATGGCAGCGTTCATTCTCCTTGGTATGCTCATACCGAGTGTGAACGGCATAATCCATCTATATTGTTACATCGCAGGTCTGTTGTACGGACTGCTTATCAATCCGATTAAATGGAAGAAGAAATTGAACGATTGCTGAAGGAGAATGACAAGAGGAATGCCGTCCTTTTCGCTCCGTTCAATCCTTTGACCGGAGAAGGTGCTATATTGGAACGTGAATGGATTGAGATTCCCGACTTTGACATACCGAGGCAGTACGTGCCGAAAGCGATGCTTGAGGAGCCTTTCGTGAAAGCGGTGCTTAGGTGCGGTTCTTTGGCGAAGTTCCTCGGAGCGTCGGGCAGACCGGAAATAGGAAAGGAAGCCTTGTCGGAAACACTTATACGCATACGGTGCAAGCACGACTTCTGCTTTTGGGCGTTCGTGTTCGCAAGAATCAAGAACAAGGAGGGTGGCGATGACATTCCTTTTTCGCTGAATCTTCCGCAACGTATGCTTGTGTCGGTGTTCGAGGAGATGCGCCTTGCCGGTGCGCCCATCCGTGTGATAGTGCTGAAGGCTCGCCAATGGGGCGGCTCTACGGTGACGCAGATTTATATGTCGTGGATACAACTTGTCCACAAGACGGGATGGAACAGCCTTATAGTCGGTCACACGAAGGATGCTTCGGTGGAAGTGAAAGGTATGTTCGACAAACTGATTCAGGCATATCCATTGGAGATGATGTACGATGTCGGTGCGTCTTTCAAGGACAACGAGCCTAAGTTTATGACGGAAGCCGCATCGGGGAACATCTTCAAGATTCCGCAACGCAACTGCAAGGTGAAGATAGGCACTGCCGTGGAGCCTAACTCCGCGCGTGGCGGAGACTCCGCGCTTGTACATTGCACCGAGGTGGCGTTTTGGAAGAAGACCGAGGGCAAGACACCGCAGGAGATTGTGCGTACCGCCTGCTCCGGTGCTGGTCTTATGCCTATGACAATGATTGTCTATGAGTCCACAGCCAACGGAACGGGTAATTTCTTCGAGTCTGAATACCGGGCGGCTAAGGAGAACAAGTCTACATTCAAATCCTTGTTCGTGCCGTGGTTCAAGATTGAGAGATACACGCTGCCGATAAAAGACAGGGATGAATTTGCAAGGAATCTCTACAAGAACAGACTTAACGAGTATATCTCGGACAGACGGCACGACAGCGGAAAGTATCTGTGGTGGCTATGGCAGCAGGGAGCCACGCTTGAAGGAATCCATTGGTATTGTCTGAAACGTGCCGAGTATGATGAACACGGTGATATGGCTGCCGAATATCCATCCGATGACGTGGAGGCTTTCCAACACTCAGGATGCTCGGTGTTCGACAAATACAAGGTGGAATTGCTCAAACCGTCCTGTCGTCCTCCTCAGCTTGTCGGGGACGTGTATGGTGACGGTGACAGCGGCAAGGAGGCTTTGCAGCACGTGAAGTTTGAGGCTGACTCGCAAGGAAAATTCTGTGTGTGGGAATTGCCGGAAGTGTTCCCTGACAAGCGCATCGCAAACCGATACCTTACTGTGGTGGACGTTGGCGGCCGCTCCAGCAAAGCCGACTTCTCCGTTGTCGTGGTGTTCGACAGGTATTGGATGATGGAGACGGACGGAAAACCTTGCGTGGTGGCGCAATGGTACGGACATATAGACCACGACCTTCTTGCTTGGAAAGCGGCTCAGATAGCCAAACTATACAACGACAGCCTGCTTGTCATAGAGTCCAACACCCTTGAAACTAAAGACAGGGACAGAATGGTTGATGGCGACCAGTCGGTGTTCATCCTCAACCAAATCAAGAATGTCTACAACAATCTGTATGCGCGCAAGCCGAGCGAGATTGACATCCGTGAGGGGAGAAGCGTGAAGTATGGATTCCATACAAACGTGCAGACGAAGCCGATGATTATATCCACGCTTGTGAAAGTCGTCAGGGAGGCTCTGTATGTAGAGCGTGACGAGCGGTGCCTTGATGAGTATCTATGCTACGAACAGAAGCAGAACGGATCGTTCGGTGCGGAAATCGGAAAGCACGATGACTTGTTGATGACTCGTGCCATTGGGTTGCATATATGCTTCTTCGAGATGGAACGTCCAAGCGTTGTAGCACACAACGATAGACTGATAACAAAGACCAATATTAACTCTTTAGCAAAATTCTGATATGAATATTTTCAAGAAAATCAAGGCTGAGATTGTGTATTCTCTTGCCGTAAGAAACGCGGACAACGCTCATAGTGAAAATGGTGAGCGTTATTATGTGATGCCGTCTGAGGATAGCAGACTTGTCGTTGTTGACAGACGCAACTTCAGGATCCTCAAACGGAAAAACTACATACCTAAAGATGCGTCCGTTGCCGATATGCAAAGGGCGTGTTTCTATTGCACCCCCTATAGGAACGGAAAGGGCGAGATGCCTGCCGACATCATCGCCCTTAAACATTCCGCATTCCTCGATTGGTTCACCAAGCGTTAGGATCTCTGCATTATAGTCTGCATCTGCTGTACAGCGGCTTGGTTCGCCTGCCGCTGTACTTGTTGCTGCACGTCTGCCGACAACGGCTGTGGTTGCTGTCCTTGCGCTATCGCCTGTCCTTGTGTCTTGATTTGCTGCAACAGACTGTCGGCAAATGGGAAATTGCCAGCCTCCAACAACTGCTCCAATGTAATCTGACCGGACTGCCATATCTGCATAAGGAAGTCGTTCGCCATCTGACGCACGACAGGTGTCTGCGTGCTTTCGACAATGGAAAGGTCAAACTCTATGTTGTTTATCTTCTCAGGGTCGTAGACCACCGCTCCGCCACTGCGTCCTGCAATGTTCACCTTTTTCTTGGTGTCGTAGAACTGCTGCATATTCTTCACGTCCTTGTATGCCGACTGCACCACGAACGATGAGAATGTCTCAAGCAAGTCCACAAGCGATGTGGTGGCGTTCTGTGTCTGTTGCGCATACAACGTTCCCGACATCCCCGAATAGCCCGGCTTGCCTTGCAACGCTCCGTTGACACCGCTGATGTCCTCGAAGAACTTCAACTGCAACGACAACAACTCTTGGATGCCTACGTTGGTGTTGTTGCTGCTCATTTGTCTCGGTGCTGTGCCGCTCTTGCCGTTGTACACCATAAAGCCGTCCGCTCTCGCCCACGTCTCCTGCAACTCTCGCCAAGTTACTCCGTCAGGCTTTGCTTCCTCGGGGAAGAGGACAACTCCTTTGGCACTGCTGCGTATGACAAGGTCGTTCAGCGTTATCAGTCTGTTAACGTATTTCTGCTGGTCTATGACATCGCTGACAAACGAGTGAATCTCTCCGTCAATCAAAGGATATGCCTTGTATACATACGGATGGGAATGATGTTTGTAGGGTGTCTCGCCTTCCTGCAATATGTGACCGAAAGGGGTGAGGAATCTGTAATACCAATAGTCATCCATAAACCATTCAGCCTCAATGGTAGGGATGTCGTCCTCCTCGATGCCCTGTGCCATACCCTGTTCCTTTCTGCGTTGGTTCTCGTCCAAGACAAACTCTTTATAGTCTTCCTCGTCTATCTTGTAGTAGTCTCCCGTCATATAGTCATGACACCGGAAGCGTGGTTTCATCTCCTTGTTCCAAACCTCTATGACACGGCATAGGTTAGGGTCTTGGGGGATGAAGAAGTCAAGGTCTCCTTCCCTCTTCGATCCGAAAGTATATGACGTGTCTATGGAATAGTACTTGGCATTGTGCGCCTGTGCGTAGATTCCTCGCAACGCCGCATAGTCTTCCGGTGAATGTGAGAACTCTCGGCACACATCTTCGAACGAATAGTCGTGTATCTCGCCTATTACCTGCGTATCCCAACTGCGGAAGTCGGTGACTCTGTTGTCAACAAAGAAATTGTCCGGATTGACATAGTCTGTCCAGCAGTCGCACTTGCCGTTGCGCCACCCGAACGTTTTCTTATGCACAACGAGACCGCCTATGAGGAAATCCTCATACGACCTCGCATTTATCTCCGACATATGGTTCAACTGCCAATTGTACTGGAGTATGGTCGACATTGTTTCTCCGAGCGTCTGCTCGTCTCGGTCTCGAGCTACACACATTGGCTCCTTGGTCTGAGTGCGGTACACTCCAAGCACGTTGCGCACAAGCCTGCGGATAAGATTGGACTTCAGCGGTGTGCCGCCTTGTTTTATGATATACTCCTCCTCGGTCATCGCCTTGCCGTCCACTACCACCTTGTCGCCCCATTGGTTGCCGTAATTGTAATCTTTGTTGCGCTTCCGGTCTTTGCGGAACTTGCTCATAGCATCCCAATAGTTCTTCGCAAGGAAAAGGATGTCTGTCGCTTTGCGGTCATCGTTGAACTTGTTGTCAAACTTGACCGTGTCCATCTCGGCTCGCTCTCTTTGAGTAAGCCGAGACAACGGTACCATTCTATTCTTGTTAACCTTTATCATATCCTCAAAGTTATAGAACACAATCAGTTATGCACCTTTATTTATTAACACGAATATGTTTCTTTATTTCTTGTTCATCTTTATAGGTTTGTTGTTTGTATTTGCCGATCTTGACATTGTACTCTTTTGCGAATTTACGCATATCCTTATTTGGTGCTGATTTTACATCAATCTTCAAATCCGATTTATAAGCACCTGGCTTTGACATTCTGTCCAGTTTGTACGTAAGTCCTGCGTTGTCATAAATATCAAATTTTTCAGAGGCTTCTACAAGAACACTCCTAAGCCGAGTCTGTTCTTTTTCAATCCACTCAAGCGATTCTTTGTCATCTGTCTCTTTGAGTGCCTTTATTTCATCCCAAAGAAGTTTGTCTGCTTTTATAAATGGCTCTGTCATTCTGTACCGCTTGTATTCCGAAGTCTCAACCATATTTGAAATTCTTTGAGCCTTTTGGAATATACCGGATTTTTCATCTTTAAGAGTTTCTTTAAACGTATGCTCATAGTTTTTGTAATTGTCTTGATAGAAACGATAAGCGGTATTTGTAGTTTTTTTCACTGCATCTTCTTTGGTGGTCTGGACATAAACTCTGTTGACAATAGGCCAATTTCTTGAATCAGAATAATCTTTTTCATTGCCTTTGGCTATTGCCTTTACCGTTGTGTACACTTGTCCTACTATACTTCCAATTCCTCCTGTATAACCCTTGATAAGATGTTCTGCTACTGATGGGTTGATTTCCGCAAACCACGAGCCTCTCTCATTGTCGTTGTCGGTAAACAGGCTGTGCCACCATTTGGCGGCGGCTATATACTCATCGTCTGTGTTGTAGCCCGCCCGTTTCCATTCCGGGTCTTGGGTGTTATAGTCAGAACGCCCAGTAATCTTTCTGCCCATAAAATCCTTGTCTGTAACCTCTGATTCAATAAATGGTTTAACAAACGATGGAAATGTACTGTTTGTGTCATTGAACGGCAATGTTTCACTGATATGCTTCGGGATTTCAGTCAAAAGATTCGTCTTGTCATATGGGTTGCTCATCTTCGACGCAATCATCTCTCCAATTCCATAAAACACCCTCAACTCTGGTGGCAACGGAATTTTTATAAATTTACCATTCACACCAATAATGAGATTGTTTCTGCGTGTCCAATCGCTAAGTGACCAATAGTATTTTTTGTCATCGTCACCTCCGCCCGACAACATAGCCAATCCGATATTTACAAGCGGGATGGCAAATCCTATTGCAATCGGTGTCGCAATTAACACGGCTGTGCCCTCTAATGGGTGTTCTTTTATTGTACGCAATTGTTTCTCCAATCCTTGTATTGTAGGATTCAAGAATTGATACAACGATTTGGCGATGACATATCCGTTCCGCCCATTTCCGTGTCTGTTGAAATTGACGCTTATCTCTTTTGCGTCGTTAATGCTCTGCATAACAGACTTACCCATTTTTCGGCTTGTTGCATACGCTGCGAAACGTGTCGCGTTCTCAAAGCCCTTGTTTGCCAATTCAATGAACTTGCCGACCGATTTAATCGCTTTGATTGCAGAAAATTCATCTTTCTGCATCTGTTTGGCGATTTTATCAATGTCAACCATCTGTGTGTACCCGGTCTCACCTCCATTGTCAACAAACTCTTTGAAGAATCTTTCCCGTTCATTACTCATGTCAAGCTGATTGTGTCTGTATTTATAATATAACTTATAAATACCTTTATTTTTCATCCCAAACAAATCTCTGCCCAATGAAGTCAACGACATATTTTTATGGATTTCAGCATCCATCATAGCCGCATATTTTGCTCCCTCGTTGGAATAAGCAAAAGCGTTCGCCGCTTGCACATCCCTTGCAAAGTTGCTTAACATAAACGCAGCATTCCAAGCAGTAACCGCAGCTGACATAAACCTCGTCACTCCGCTTATCTTCTGCAATGCCTTGTTGGGGTGTTCCTTCAACCGTCCATTTATAGCCTGCGCAGCTCTTGGATTGCCATTGAGGACAACCGCATATTGTCTGCCGTTGACTTTCATCCTCACAATAAAGTCTGGCATAGCTTTAGGCAATACTTTACTACCAACGCTTACCTTTCTTGCATCCTTGACAGTTTTGTCCGATTCTGGAAGGTCTTTCTCCTCGCGCATACGTACGCGCATCTGCTTGATAAACTTATCAACCTCCCGTTGTCTCTCAATCGGTGACATCGTTTCATCAATCTGCGGAACCGCATCCTCCCATTCACCAGTAATTGGATTCTTTACAGAGAACATCGGCATTACAGAGAGAAGGTTTGTTCTATGGTTGAGCGCAAGGTTGTAAAGAGCCTGTTTCACTCTGTTGTGATTGCCGCTCGTTACAGCAACATACTCCATATTCACGAGTGTTGCCAAAGGGTCTCTTGCCTCGGACATACGCCCCGTGATGTGGTTTTCGAAATTAGCGTTTCTGTCCTCTCCTATAACCTCCTCTGAGAAGCCTTGCAACGGGACATAGTGCTCGAAGCGACGCAACCATTCATCTGCGACATCGCCGCTTACCAAGCCTGACCTCACAAGTTCGTCCAACGTGCGTTGTCTTGATTCATCCACAAGCGACCATAGCTTATCCGCTTTGTCTTTACCCACTGCATCCTCAAACTTCCCGATATATTCTTCCGCTCTACGTTCAAGTTCTTCAACCTCTACTTGCTCTCCATTGCCGAACAATGCGGTAAAACCGGAATAGTCCCTGCGAGCATCGGGCAACCCCTTGTTCTTATCCGCCATATACTTATTGCGTTCCAATCCGTGAACCGCTATCACATACTTGTTGATGTCCGACTTTGTAACTTTGCTCCCTCCATCAAACTTGGCTTTGAGCATGTCAAGATACACCTTGCGCATTGGATTCTGAACCTCTCTCGCATACTTCTCCAACGTTGCGTTTCCTGCCGAGCCGAGTTGATTCTCTAACAGATATGCGTTCTCGAAGTCGGCTATCTTCTCGCCCGTGGCTTTCTCAATCGCCTCTTGGAGCATCTTCACGGGGAACATCTCATCCTGCCACGATTCTATTGCCCTCGACTTTCTGCCGTCAACCGCAGCGTTGTAAAGTTTCTGAGCGTCGTCTTCGCCTGGGAAATCGTACTCAGTACCACCATCTCGGAATAGCAAGCCGTCTTCCGACACACGTGACGCATAGTCGAAGATGCTCTCGCCCGGCTTTCTGCTGAAGCGTGGCTCCTCGCTTTTAGGATTCTCTCTTACACTGCGCTCTACATTTTCGTTTGCAAAAACCTCCTCGGCATGGTCGGCTTCCGCAGCACCCTTCTCACCGATGAACTGGAAGCGAATCACATCATCACCGTTCACCTCCTGCCGCTCAGCAAGACCTGTCGTGTCCTTAAACTCACCACTATACAAAACTTCGGAAACAGAACGGATTATATCCGACAATGGTTTACCATCGGCTCTTTGAAGTGATTGTTTGGAGTAGAAGAATTCTATAATATGGGCATTGCCATCGTTCAAAAGTCCCTTGTTCTTATGATTTGATATAACAATACTAATGCCATCATTCTCGCCATTCTTGTCAAATAATGAAACACGTGCATTGTGATTGCTCACACGGATAGTAACCAACTTACCTTTCTGCGTCTCAAATGTACCATAATGACTTGCTTCATGTCGCTCCAAGTTTAGAGCTTGAGACAAGTCCGTTATGAACCCTTTGGTTTTATTGGAACGATTGTTGTAGCTTTCAGCAAGTATTTCAAGATTATTTTGTACCTTTGCGCCATCAGCACTTGAAATGGCAGTGGCTTTATTGGTGGATTTGTCTGCCATCGTTACGGTTTCAAGTGCTCTTTTTTGTTTTGCACTGAATCCAATGCCTTTCTCGTTGTTACCCATCTTTCTTGGGTCTACACCATCAAGCAAGTCCTTCATTGCCATATCAGCCAACTCCTCGGCACTGCGGTAGCGGTTGATGCCGAACATCCTCGCCACTCCTTCCCAGAACCGCGCTATGGCTTCCTTCACTCGCTCCAACGTCTCTATAGCCTTCGCCTTTGTGAACACTCCGCCCTCGCCATCGGCAACCCTGCGTGCCTCCTCGCGCAAGCGTTCCGCTCCTCTGCGTCCGCTGAACGTCGACAACACTTCGTCCGCTATCTCGTCATCGGTCTTCAGCTCCGGATACAACTCCTTCACTTCCTCCCAAATAACGCTGTTCTTCAGTTCCTTCACCGTGTGGCTCCATTGCTCGGAATCCTTGCGTCTCAGCATATCGCCCCACAGATGCGTGTATTCGTGTACCGCAGTCTCCGCTGTAGCCACCTTTGGGTCAAGGTATATGCGTCCGTCCTTGACCAAGCCGTACACCTCTCCGTCCGCAGTACGCAGAAAGCGTGTATGGTCAGTTATCTTCGCATCATTCTCGTTGAAGATAACGTAGTTCTTTGCGCCATCCTTACGGCCACCTCGCATATTGTCAGCAGGATATTTGATGCCAATACAGCCTAACTCAGCCAATGCTTGTGACGCTTTCTTGTCGCTGCCAAGAGCCTCACGCAATTCCGCATACAAATCAGCTCCAGTCGCATTGGGGTTCAAAACAACGGTGCTTTCGCCTTTCTCATATCTGACAGGGTTATCCTGTACCCTCTCAAAGCCTTCACTCTCCAAAAACGAACCTACATCTTTCAGTAAAGATTCAGCAGGGTGGCCATTCCAATCCAGATAGTTGCTGCCGTTGTCATCGGGGATTTCTACGGTGTAAAGATGGCGTGGAAACTCCTTCGGCAGTTCATCAATCTCCGCTTGCTTATCCTTTAATGCCTTTTCCAACTCTGCGATTTTCTCCTTGCGATACTGGATTGACTCTTCTGTGCTCTTAACTGAACTTTGAGCACGTTTCATTTCATCTGTATAGATGTCATTAAACAGATGATTTCGGTATTCAGGAGAAGACTCTCCATATTTTTCCTTTAATTTCTCAGCTTCATCCCTGAACAATTCATAGTCAAGTTCAGCCTCAGCTCTCCATTCGTTAGCACGTTTTAGCTGTTCTTCGTCATACTTCAAATCATCCCGGTGTCTGTTAAGTTGGTCAGATATAGCATCTACATCGTGTTGCAATGCACGTAAAGCATCGTTGTGCTTCGTTGTATTCTGAATAGCATACGTTCTGCCGATACCTTCCACCTCGGTCACATAAGTGCCCCAACCGTAAGCCTGCGCACCTTCACCCTCGCCCATATGCGAGTGGTCGAAAGCATCGAAGTCCGCTCCGCTGCCGTGGTACACACGATGCTCGCGAACTGAACTGCCGTTAACCTCCTCGCGCTCGGCCAAGCCTGTCGTGTCTTTGAACTCTTCACCAGCCAATGCGTCAGATACCGAACGGATCATCTCTGCCAAAGGCTTGCCTTCTGCGTTTTCAAGCGCACGTTTTGGGTAGAAATATTCTATGATATGGGCGTTGCCGTCATTGAGCAAGCCTTTGTTTTTGTGGCTTGAAATAACAATGCTTATTCCATCGCTCTCATTATTTTTGTCAAAGTTGGACACTCGTGCGTTATGGTTGCTTACACGAATGGTTATCCGTTTACCATCGGGTGTCTCAAAAGTCCCATATTGGCTTGATTCGTGTCGCTTTAAACCGAGTGCTTGTGACAAGTCTGTTATAAAACCTCTTGTCTTGTTTGCAATTTTCTCATAATTTGTCGCAAGTGTTCCAAGATTGTTTTGTATCTTTGCTCCGTCAGCACTTGAAATGACAGTGGCATTATTAGTGGCTTCGGCTGCTATCGTCGCGGTTTCAAGTGCTGATTTTTGTCTGCCGCTTAACCGCCCTCTTCCGTTCAGTCTGTCTATGACTCTCTGCATCTCTTCCGAATCAGTCACCACGTCAAGTCCACCCTTGCGCATACGCTCCACAAGGTTGTCCCTCAGTTCCCGCTCCTCCGCTGTCAAATCCGTCTTCTCGCTTCGGCTCTCCCTTACACTGCGCTCTACATTTTCGTTTGCAAAAACCTCCTCGGCATGGTCGGCTTCCGCAGCACCCTTCTCACCGATGAACTGGAAGCGAATCTTTCCACTGCTCTTTACCGCTTCATCAAAGGCACGACTACGGTCACCTTCCTTCGATGCATCATATTCATACATTGCAATGCCTAAATCTGACAGTGCCTTTTTCACATCAGCTCCCAAGTCATTAGGCACGACAACTGCAGCAAATTCATTCAAGTAAACAGGACGCTCAAACTTCGTCTCAAAGTACATGGCAGGATACTCTTCCTTAATTGCCTTAACCATTTTCTTCAAACGTTTTGTGTCCTCGTCAGAGAAGTCCACATTGTACTCCTGCTTCAAAAAGGCTTGTGGGTCACTGGTCATAGCTGCCTCAGAAAGTCTATCAAAACCATAATCATCAAAAGTACCAGTTGCGTCAGGCTGGCACTTCATGCCAAGTTCAAAGAATACCTTCGACCACTTTTCTCTGAAATCATCAATTTTTTCACGGTCAGAAGTCAACAAGCCTTTCTTAGAGCGAATATCCTCCAATGTTCCATAAGAAGGCATCAACCTTGCAGCAAAGTTCGGGAAAGATGCCCATGCTCCTGTTGCACCATTTCGACCTTGTTTCTTCATTATCTTGGAAACATTCTCCAATGTGTTTGGTATATATCTACGATTACCACTAGGAGTAAAGCCATCAAAGATAACCTCCTTAATTCCATATTCCTTTTCCTTACCTTCCTGCCAAGTATTGAACTCATCTGTCAAGCTATTGGTCTTAATGTAGTCTTCAACCTCATTAAGCGTAGCATTCATGTCAACTCCAGTATTACGATGATCATACTCTACATCCCTGACGAAAGTCTGCACACCCCTGTAGTTGAAACCATATTCATCATACAGTTTAACATTCTCCTTGGCGATGGCATATCTCATTCCACCCTTATCACCAGCATCAACGATAGACCTGTTTTTTTCCAGCCAAGCCTTGGTCTTATCCTCATACAAATCCTTATCGCCATCAAAATAGGCGTCAATGTACATAGCCAAGACCTTCTGGGCATCAGCTTTGCTGATACCATAGATATTGAAGTTTCCAGCAGTAATAGACTTCAACTCGTTGTATGCTTCATCACTAAACTTAGGCTGAATCTTCTTCGGTTCAGGAGCCACACCCTTTTCGTGAAGGAACATATAAGCCATAGCAGAGTTTGCTTCTCCACTATCCAGCCATCGGTCAAGTCCAATTCTTACCTCGCTATACATATCACTAGGAACAGAAAGAACATCCTTAGAAGCTTTTTCAGCCCCCTTGTTGCTCATCCGTCTCTCTATCTGCGGATAGGTAGGAGTCCAAGCATCTCCCTGCCAAGTACCAGCGTTCTTTCCTGTTCTCTTAGCCACCTTTTCAGAAGGCAATATCAGCGAAATCTCACCAAAACCCTCATGACTATTCTTGGAAATGTCTATCACTGCAACACTCGGATTTGCAAGACCTCCCAACTTCAAAGCCTTGCGCAGCTTCTCCTCTGTGATGTTATGAACACCGGCAAGAGTCTTGTCGCTATTCTCTGATGACGACTGATAGCGAATCACATCCTCACCATTCACCTCCTGACGCTCGGCAAGTCCAGTCGTGTCCTTAAACTCACCACTGTACAGAGCCTGCTTGATAGAGCGCACAATCTCAGCCAAAGGCTTACCCTCGGCTCTACGCAACTTGATAGAGTCATAATAGAACTCCGTGATATGAGCGTTGCCATCGTTTGTAATGCCCTCATTAGGCTTTGGAGAAATAACGATACTTATACCATTATCCTTGTCGTTATGGTCAAAGCCGGAAACATGAGCATTATGGTTCGCAAGGCGAATTGTTACAATATTACCATTCTTGGTCTCGAATGTAGCATACTCGCTACCACTGCCGAACCTGCTTGCACCAAGAGCCTTCGCTACATCACCAATGAAAGTTTTAGGCTGGGTTGCAGATTTTTCAAATTCTTTTGCAAGATTCTCAATATTATTTAATACATTTGCACCAGCAGCACTTGAAACGACAGTTAATGACCTTGGAACATTTCCAAGAGAGGCGGTTTCAAGTGCTCTTTTTTGTTTAGCACTGAATCGTACACCACCGTCCTTTGTTTTTCCCATCTTTCTTGGGTCAACACCCTCAAGCAAATCCTTCATCACACGGTCGGCAACTTCCTCTGCACTCTTGTAATGAATGTGCAGGAAGTCAGCCACACCATTCCAGAACTTCTTCAGAGCCTGCTTCACGCGTTCAAGAGCATTGACAGCCTCAGCCTTCTCAAACACGCCGCCATTACCCTCAGCAATCTTGCGCTGCTCCTCACGCAGACGCTCCGCACCACGTCTGCCTGAATACGTAGCAATCACCTCGTCAGCAATCTCGTCGTCACTCTTCAACTCAGGATAACGCGCCTTCACCTCGTCCCAGACCTTCGTACCCTTCATAAGCTCCACAACGTTCTGCCATTCCTTAGGATTGCCGTTCCTCAGAGCCTCAGCCCACAAATGAGCATACTCATGCACCGGGGTCTCGCTCGTTGCAATCCTCGGATCGATATAAATCCTGCCACCAACAGTAAAGCCATACGCCTCACCATTCGCTGTACGGAAGAAACGAACGCCATCAGCACCGTCCACACGCTGCTCTCTAAGACCTACAGAACGTTTTTTGCTCTCATCAAGCAAATATTTGCCCTTATCGTATGACTTTTCAACTCCTTTTAGTAACTTTGCAAGCGGATAGGCAGACAAATCTTTCATCTGCGTACCCACACCATTAGAGGTGCTTGGCGATTCGTTGTCAAGCACTTCTATTTTTTGAACCTCATACGAATGGACACCATTGGCCTCTTCGCTTCTACCGTCTTCACGCATCAGAGTCATCACTCTGCAAGGCGTACCATCAATTACTGCTACACCATAGAATCTATGCATAATGGCATTCGGGTTCACCTCTTCGCCACGCTTTCCATCCTTGCCCTTTATGTAGTCAGGATGCTCCTCCACCTCGACACTCTTATTGATTACTTCGTCAAGATGTTCCGCCAATGCCAAATGTATGCCTTTGTTTGCACTCAAATTCTGATGTTTGGGGCTTAAACAAATATCAATAGCATTAGCAGATATTGTATAATTGAAGTTGGCTCCATAATTATTATAGGTCAATTCCTTTCCTGCATACTTTCTTTTCGCTGCATCAATGGCTTCACGTGTTGCTTCAGCTATGCTTCCAGTATATTCATGTCTTGGAATATCCTTCACAACCTCAACATAGCTTTCATTCAACCCCGGCATCACGACACCATGGCTTTCAACAGCCTGCTTCTGACGCTCAGCAAAAGTCTCAGGCGCATCACCCATCTGAACCTTAGCTCGTCCGTTCACCTCATCCAGCACCCTCTGACCCTCAGCCTCGTCCGCAATCACATCCATTCCGCTTTCGCGCAGTCTGTCTATCACAGCATCACGCAACGCTACCTCAGCCTTAGAAGGCTTCACGCCCCCTTCACCTCTCTGATAACGCTCGTCAGCCTTACGCTTCGGACTTTCCGCTTCGGTGAGTCTGACACCTTTCCTCTTGGCGTTTTTTTCGGCATTTTGGAAATCCTCAAACGACATTTTCTTATCAGCGGCTTCAATGTGTGCCTTCCACGCATCAATCTGCTCTTTGGGCAAACCTGCTCTTTCCATCTTGTCGGCAATATCCAATGTTCCCTCCAATGTATTCACTGTAGGCATCATTACAATCTCATCCTTGCCGTTGGTGGCATACAACATAGGATGCCTGTATACAACCTTGTCCATTCCTTTGGATGCAACCGCTTCAAGAAACTTCTTCAGATTGACTGCATTAAAGAACAATCCGTCAATTGCGACAGGTATTGCCTCTCCTTTCAACTTCTTGCTTGCGGCGATGGCGAAGTCAAGCACCTCCTTTGACGGCAACGACTCAACCTCCTTGTCGGGGATATGAACCAATCTGTGTATCGCCTTTTCCGTGTCCGGATATTTCCCGTCAATCAGATTGCCGTCCTTGTCTCTTGTCGTGCCTTCCCACTCTTTGGGATAGTCCGCCTTCTCCTTGAAGAGAATGTATCCATCAGAGGCATACGCATAGCCGTTGGCATAATGCACACCCTTCATCACCTCTCCGGCGTCCTTTTGGGAAGCCGTGTATTTGAACAGGTTGACCTTCTTTTTCTTGCCCACGGCTCTTGCCGCTTGACCGAGAACCGAGTCATCCTCAGCCTCAGCCTTGCGTTTCTTCTCCTCCTTGTCGGTAATCTCCTTAGCCTTGTCAAAAACGCTCTGCTTCTTTTGCTTCTTCTCTGCCTTTTTACTACCTTTGTCGATGGAATCCTCGTTTGATGGTAAAGTCACTCCATCAGCCTTTTGGTTTGCGGAAGGAGTTGTTAAGGTTTCGCTTGACGATGGATTCCTTTTTTCGTGTTTAGGCTTGCTTTTATCAAACGCTGTAACAATCCAGTTCTTGTTTTCAACGACATTCCCTTTTGAATCACGAATCGTCTTTTTTATGCTAACCCTATATCCATTATATTCGATGTTGATTTTGTCTTTGTTTTCTCTAACAATCAAACCATTCCGTATAACATCCTCAATGACTTTTTGTATCTCATCCACATTTTTGAAGTCATTTTGTTCAATGATGTGTCGACGAATAATATGCGCCAATCCCCCTCCGTGGTCACCCCACACCAAATCAATGTCACCGACATCTTTCCTGTGGAACACACCGAGCAAGTCGCCACCTTTATGCTTCATCAAGAAATCAAAGGCTTCCTTCACCTTGCCCTTGAATTGGTTGTAGATGTTTCCAAACACACCACTCCCTAAGGGCTTTGGTTCTTCATCGTCCATTCGCTTCTCCGCTTCCTCCTTGTCGGATTCCGCCTCCGCAGTCTTCTCCTCAGCCTTCTGCTTAGCGATACGCTCCTCCTCTGCCTTCCTTTCGGCTTCAACACGAGCTTCTTCCTCCGCCTTTTCTGCAGCAATCCTCTCCGCCTCTTTCTTCTCTGCCTCAATGCGAGTCTTCTCCTCTTTCTCGGCACGTTCCCGCTCCTCAGCGGCTTTCCTTTCCGCTTCCGCCTTCTCGGTCGCTATGCGCTCCGCCTCCGCCTTGGCGGCTTCCTCTCTGCTTGCCTTCTCGCCTACGATGGCTTTCCAAGCGTCAACCACTCTCTGTGCCTCCGCCACTGCCGCCTCGTTTTCCTTGATTGACCGCAACAACTCCTCCGGGGTCTCGCCTTTCTCCTTCAGTGCCTTTGCCGCCTTCAACCTCTTCTCGGCATTGGCGAGCGATGCTTCCGCCACCTTATGTGCGGTTTCCTCGTTGCCCGACATCTCCACGAGACCGTCCCAAGCGGTCTCGGTGTCAACATCGTGGAATTGAGCGTTGCCTTTTTCATCTCTCGGAATACGCTCAAGCGCAGTCGGGGCGTGTTCTTCTGTCGGTTGCGCTCCTCTCTCCAATGCCTTATCCGAGGAATCCTCGGTGGCAAGCCTTGTCTCTTCCGCCTTTGTCGATGGCTCCTCTCTGTATTCCATTGCAGCCAACTCCTCAGGGGTGACATACAGAGTGCGCATAGACTCGCCATCATCCACATTGACAACGAACCTTCCGTCTGCGTCCTTTGGAGACACTATCTCTGCGTGCATCTTATTGCCGTCCACCACGACATCAAACACGTCTCCTTGCGCATACTCTCTGCTCTCCTCCGCGGGTGACGGAACATCTGTCAATGGACGCTCTCCCTCTGTGGCGACCTCCGGTACGCTCTCAGTGCTTTGCTCTGCATCATCATCTTCGCGCAAGGCACTGCTAACCTCGGCGTTTAGATTCATCACATACAGATTATAAGCATCTGTCGTTATTATATTCTCAGAATCGCCCATTTTGAATGAAACAGAACCATCCTCATTAACACTTACAATGGTAGCTATTACAGAACCGTTGGGTGTCAAGATTGGCAATTGCGCACCGACTTGAATCTTTTGCGACATCTCTTCAGTCGCATATTTGTCTACTATCTCTTTGTTCTTCTGCGCAAGCACATCCGAAGCCTTTGTGACACTATCTACGCTTGCAACCTCGCTTGCCGAAATCATCTTCCGTTTCCCGTCGGAATCAACAACAACGAGAGAACCGGACTTCTCTACGTTAACAGAGCCATCCTCATTAAGAACAACATTACCATTAACAATATTGACTTTTTTACCATCGGTTGTAGTAGCACTGACAATATTTCCTTGCTCATCCATAATGTTGTCAACATCGGTTTTTGCGTTAACAAGTTCGGATTTTTTGTCATTGTGGAGTCGTTGCAACGCTCCTTGATAGCAACTCAAAGCGTTGACATAATCCAAATACGCTTGTTTCTTCTGGTCTGTATCCAACATTCCGCTGTTATAAGCCTTGTTGAAATCATCACCGTTTTCTTCAAACAATTGTCTATATCCATAATCACCAAGCCTTACCCGTAAATTGCGTTGCGCCTTCTGTAAGTTTGTCAACAATTCACCGGCTGCTTGTCCGCCTTTCTTATATCCTATGACAAAGTTGGTTCTTGAATTTTTGTCAATAAGAGAAACAGCTCCTTCCATATCTTGCTTCAAAGACATTAATTCGAATCCCTGCCGTGCTTTTTCGTAGAATGCGTAATTATATACCGCTTTCTTTTGCTTGTCGCTCAATGTCTTGTCCTGAAGCATAGACGACAACTTATCCGCAAATTGTTGGTTATCAAGTCCGCCAAGAGACTGCTTTACTTGCGCCCATCTCTCGTCTCCAAAAAGTTTGCTGCCTTTACGTTCCGCCATACTTAACATCATCGCCATTCTTGCTCTTGACGCTCCGTATGAGGTTCCTTCCATAACCATGTGTCCGCCCATCATTGGCGCAAGTCCACTCATGGTTTCAAGGATATGCTCTTTATTGTAGATACCTGTTTCTGGGTCTGTGTCAAATGTCATTGTACCCAAGAACAAGGCTTGCTCAACATCTCCTGCGTGTTCTTCAAGATACTCCCCCAAAAATCCGTTGTATCCAGCCGTGTTCAACGCATTATTCATTATTCGGTTGAATTGGTTTGATGATACATCGGTCATCAGTTTGGTTATGTTTTCGCCTAACTTCATTTTGTTTAGAACTTTAACACCAACCTTCGTCAATCCACCAAGCACCTCTCCAATCTGCCCGCCGAGCATCTCCGTTTGGTTCTCAATCGTTTGCTCAACCAACGCTCTGTTATGGGCGCCTTTGGCGTCCAATTTACCTAATGATCCTGAGTATCTCAGCGCTCCATTCTCATCCATAGACATCAACGGAGTGCCTATCTCGTATTCTTGCGCCTTGCGCTCTGTGAGTCCGTTCTGCAAAACCGTTGACTCCAACGCTCCCATTCCGAATTGCACCGGAAGTTGACCTACACCACCTGCTATTTTCCTTGCCAACGATTTCTCAAAAGTTTTGCCGACCAACTTCTCTAACCCATTCTTCACCGCCTTCTGTGATAGTTTCAATGCGCCTTTTTCTATGGCTCGCCCGGCTGAACTTGACACATTCATACCTCCAGATGCTGCCATTTCTATTCCGAACAACGCGCTGTTTGCCGACACTCCTCCTGCCTTATATGACCAGTTGCTACTTATGGGGTCTTGCGCTTGTGCATTCACGTTGTAGGCAAGCGCATAGTTGTTCAATATTTCGAGTTCCTCGTCAGTCGGTTTAACCTTCAACAGGTCGTCACTTGTCATTGCGCTTTTCTCTTTATCTGTAAGCGCATTCCATTTATCAACCTTATGCACAATGTTTTTAACCGCCATCAAGTCGTTTGCGGCATCGTTTGTTGCCCACATATCACTTCCACGCAAGGCATCCATAAAGCCTTTCCCGAAGTTCTCAAGACTGATAGCGGTCTTGTATGCAGCCCGCTCAAGCAAGCCTGATCCATTCTTTTTCCGTTTGTCCAACTCCTCTCCTTGTGTCTTGGACTCTCGTCCTCTTTCGAGCTGTACTCTTGTGTTTTGCAAGCGGTGCAATGTCTCACGAGCTGCTCTCAGCTGGTCGCTCTCAGGTGTCAGCACATCGTCCGATGTCTTTGTCGGCACATCGTCAACATCAGGCATAGCACCAAGCCTCTCCCAAAAAGACGCTTCCTTTCTTCCTTTTTTTACGTTTTGGGAATGCTGTTTAAGCAACGCATCGTATTGCTGTTGAGCTTGTTTTATGCGCTCGTCAAGACCAGAAACAACAGAATTGTATGTATTGTCGTCTTTATAAACGAATCCGTTTGCTATAATCTCGTCAAAATTCTGTTCGGACGGCTTTAGGGGTGTCGGTCTATATGACGGTATGTTAGGAGTCGGCATACTTGGTACACCTTTAAGCACACTAAGTCCTTGTTTCACCCAGTCGTTGTTTCGTGGAGCAGTGCTTGTGCTTTGCGTGGTCTGTGGAGCATGAGATGGTGCTACGGCATCACTGAATTGTTTGTAGCTTTTTGTAATCAAGCCTTGCTGTGCAAGCGCATTGTACACATTTTTACGCTTATTGCCATCTGCCATTGCATTGGCAAATTCTTCGTAACTTTTTGTCACTACACCTTTTTCTCGCAGTGCGTTGTATATTTTGTTTAAATCAGCCATTTTAAAATGATTTTATAAAAGTCCATCCAACAAAGCGCCACTACCGCCACCAATAGCAGCGTCTATCGTAGTGCTTCCATCTCCTCTCGTCTTACCTCCCAACATCGCATCCACACGGGGTCCTCCTTTAATATCGTCAAGTCTGCTTTTTTCAATACTTGCGCCATCGTATATATTTCTGTTTTCCCCTGATACAGTGTAGTAATTTTGCAATTCCGCGACCATCTCGCTTATGCTTTTTGCATTGCCAGATACAAAATGCCGGGACTGCAACCATCTGTATGCTTGTCTTACCTGTGCATCCGTAGGATTGTAGGCGTATCCACTCTGTGTTGACATAATGATGTTACCGCCACTTTTTTCTTTGCCGCTCTTGCCGCTTTTGCCGCCCTTGTTTGACAACGTGCGGCTGCGGTAACGCTCGGTAGCCAAGTGTTCCTCCCACTCTTTAGGGCTGTACCCTTTGTGCGATTTCATAAATTCAAGCTCGTATTTTTTCCAAGCCAGTTCTTGCTTTTTGACCTCCACACTCTGCTGCCACGTATCATCGCCAATGTTGTTCTCGCGGATAAGTTTTTTCAACTCTTCTTCAGCGGCTTGCACCTTTTTCTCGAGCAACGGCAATTCTTGCTCAAACGTCTTCTGCTTGCGCTCCTCCTCATTTTTCTGCAACTCGTATGATTTCAGCCAATTGCCCTGCTCTCTATCCATCTCAAGACCTTTTAGCATAAGGTCTTGATATTTGTCCTTCTCCTTCTGCCATTGCGCACGTAGATCATCCATCCGCTTTTTTGCGGACTCGGTCAACCCTGGCTTAAGGCCTTGGTCGGGGGCTCCCTTGGTGGTAAAGTAGAGGTTGGACAACGCCGACAATCCATCACCGAGAGCACCGATGATGGCATTCCGCTTCTCGCGCCGCATCTGCTTCTTTTTCTCCTCGTCACTCGTTAGAGGTGCGTACTTGGCGAGGATATCTCTATAAGAGCGGAACTCCTCACCTTCCGTTGATGGTGTAGCATCGGTCGAAGGAGCCGTATCGGTCGTTTTTGGGGTTATTTTCGGCGTTGCAACATCCGTTTTGACAAGGGTAGGCTTGCCAGTCTCGTCAAACTGCAATATCATATTTTCATTGGCAGCCGGAGCTGTGGTCGTCTGTGCTGCCAAGTTTGCTTGGTTGCGCCTGTCGGTGTCATCGTACTGCGGAGCCGTTGTCGTGACAGCCGGGGCAGGCGTAGTAGGTGGTGCTTGCGGTCTATCATTATACTCCTCTCCTTGCGGCTGGGCAGCGAGTGATGGAGCGGTCGGAGCAACCTGAGTAGGTTGCGGTTGAGCAGGCATCGTCTGCGGCGGTGTCTGCGGATTCTCGTTGTACCCGTCCTCGCTCTGCGATGGAGTAGTCGCGCCAATTGACGTTGTCGGTGGAGTCGTAGTCACTTTTTTGTCGGTGATTACGGGGGCTTCGCTACCCCCTATGATGTCTTTTTTTTTATCCATATCACTTCGTCTTGTCGTTGTCCTTGTCAAATCTGTCATTGATGCCGCCTATGCTATCAGCCGTACCTGCCACGCCCTGCACTGCCTGCGTGATAGCGTTTTGTTTCTGTCGGCTGATTTGCATTTGCTTGTCCGCCAAAGCGTTGTTGTTGGTTTGATACTGATGCTCGATATTGTCCTTGCGAGCATCAGATGCAGCGGCAATGGTGCTTGTCGCTTCGGCAAGTGCTTGATTGTTCGCCGCCTTTTGCGCCGCCACAGCCTCCGTGCTTGCGCCCGTCACCGCATTGGCTCCCTGTGCCGCCTTTGTCTGTCTGCGCAACAAGTCTTGCGTGTTGGTCAACAAACGTTGGGCATCTGCACGCTGAGTGCCGTCCTCATTGTATCGCCTATTATACCATGCTTGATTTTCAGCCTTTTGAGCGTCAAGCATTTTCTGCTGTTTTTTCGCCTCTCGGCTCGCCTTGATGCCGCCAAAGATGCTCCCACCGAGCTTCATCGCTCCTCCTATAATGCTACCTATCATAGTTAATTATTTTTTATCTTAATATCTCAAAATTAAGCACTTACCTTTGGATATAATCAATAAAAATTAACTATGGATAAACAACGGAGAGAGAGAGCATGGAGGGAGCGTCTTGCGGCAATCGACGCAAGCAAAGCTCCTGTCCTCAGCAAAAGGGAGGAGGCGAAACTACAGCGCAAGGCTGAGTCCTTTGCCAATGGTGGCGACATCGGCAACTTTGTGGCGAGCCTTGTGTGGTCGCAAAAACAAAACTTTGAGCGTGCAATTACTAATCTGGATGACAGGGACTTGTGCAACTTATATGTGAGGCTGCTCAAACTCGCCCTTGATGCACGAGCGACAGCAGAGCCGGCGACCGCGAAAAGCAACATAATGAACTTGGTTAACAACCTGAGTATCCAACTTTTAAGCGAGAAATAGAATATGAAACGAATTGAAATCCAACTAAGCAGACTGAAGGCATTGCAGATGGTGTCTGCCGAGACCGTCTATGTCGGTGGCAGGAGTGTCGGTGCAGATGATGCAAGCACCTACGACAAGGTGTTTGCCACTGACGATGACGCACAGTTTTTGGCGACGATGTATGACACGGCTGTGACATCACTCGTCACCATCTGTGGAGAGTGGGTGGATAGTGTCACCGCCAGCGATGACGGCTCCATCATCACCCTTGCTCTCCCCGACAACCTTGCTCCGCAAGGCGAGAGAAACATCAGAGCAAACGCAATGGCATACATCATTGCAAGCATATTGGCGGACTATCTTGGGCGTTTGGCTCCTGAGAGTGCGAAATTTTACGCCGAGCAAGGGACTACCCTTGCAGAAGCGATTGTCAGCGACTTAAATGCGCGGAAAAGAGTTACATACACGGAAAAAACAGGAAGAAAATGAAAAAAGGACAACGTCAAGTGACAATTGCGCTTATGCGCAATGAGGTGGAGTATGATGCACAGAGCATTTTGAGCGTGATTGCCGACACCCTGCCGAGCGCAGAAACGGCACACGTCAAGCACATATACAACGACATCTGCGAGGGCGAAAATGCACGGAGGACTATCCGATTTGCCGACACTGCCTTTGCGGTGTTGGCGGAGCACCTGCACGGCTACACGGCTACACCCATCGGTGGCGACATCACCACGGACGACATCGCGCATACACCGGATGTGTACACATTGGCAATGCAGATGGATGGTGACACCTCGTCATCACAAGTGGCACTCATAAAGGTGCTCTCCCATGACTACATGGTGTTGGCAATCGTGTGTGGATGGCTTGCGCTCATCGGCAGTGACAGACTTGACTACTACTACGCCAAGCGTGACACTGCGTTGGCTGACGCTGTCAAAGCATCCGACAGCCACAACCGCATAGGGAGGGTGACACCGTTTTTCGGCAACACATAGCGTTTTGCACAAATCTGCACAAAGTGTGCAAAATGTGCATATATTATATAGTAAGGTGTGACACACATTGTCGTACCTTCTTTTTTACCCATCTTTGCTAAAAAGTGTTAACGTTGTGCATTTTATTGGGCAAAGTGTTGTATATATGCTACAAAGATACTATCTTTGTAGCAGAAATAAAACAAAACACTAACTCAACCGACCCGCGCAGGTCGTTAAAGTCGCAACAAGAAACTATGAAAATACTTAGCATCTACAAGAAAGAAGAATGGGCAGCAGACGAAATCCGTGAGAACATCGCAGCTCTGTTTGGCAACGATGAGACAGGCAGCGACTATGCAGATACTATCATCAATCTCCTCGCCCAAACAGACAACACAGAATGTGTAGTGGAATTATGGATATGCAGCCAATGATTGTCAAGCGTGCAGACATCTACGACGATAATGGTATCGCAGAAATTGCAGAAGAAGATTTACATTTCTAAAACAACTGAACAACAAAATCATAAACGAATAAGAAAATGGCAACAATTACAGATGTATGCTACCTTACGCAGACACCGAGATATGGATATGTCACAATAGACGACATAGAGTGGGTTGATGATGTAGACGAGAAGGATTTGGAAAAAAACGAATACACGCTCATAGAAATGGACAAGTCAGCCTATGCTGACTTCGCCGATCCCAGATACAACCCTACGTGGGAGGATGACTACGGATGGAGTGATGATGATGTATACCGACTGATAGTGATTGATAACGAGGACACCTACCACAAGGTGTGCAAGCGCAAGGCGGAGGCAGAGGCACGGATGCGCCTATGCAAGGCACTAAAACAAGCGAGGACGAGCAAAGAAATGTCACAAGTCGCCCTCAGTGAGAAGAGCGGTGTTGCACGCTCCAATATAGCACGGATTGAAAGTGGCAACCTTAACGCAAGTCTTAATACGATACTAAGCCTATGCGAGGCTCTTGACTGCTCTCTGGTCTTGATCCCAAGATAGCAAGACCACACCACCACGCACCGAAAAGGGGTTGCACATAGTGCAGCCTCTTTTTTTTGTTCCCACCAAAATGCGTCACCTCCTGCGTGGCACGATGACGATGTCACAGCCGAGAGCGTTGCATATCTTGGCGAGCGAGTGGAGTCCAAGATACCGAGGATAGTCCGCAGGGTGTTCGCCTCGTCTGACTGTCATATTCGACACGCTTGCCAACTCAGAGAGTGCGGCTATTGACAGATGCCTTGCTCTGCGTGTGGCGAGGAGCTGTATACCCAACTCGTCGAATATTCTCCTTACCTCCGGAGGGGTGACCACCTCCGTGCCGAACGGTCTACCCCTGCGCCTCATCTCTCTCAGATTTCAAGATTTCCAAATCTCCGACCAATTGGCGGAGTGTACGCAGATCATGCGCCACGTACAACTCTCCGTCACACTCAATCAGTGCCGTCACCTCGTCCGCGCCTACGGCAAACAACTCTCTCGGATTGATGTCAAGTGCATCCGCTATCCTCCTGATGGTGGAGAGCGTTGGATTTTTGAGGAGCCCGTTAAGGTTCTGCTTCCTGATGCCAAGGCGGTCAGCCAATGCCGTCTTCGTCAGTCCTTTCGCCTTTAATATTATGTCAAGGTTGTCCATATATCTGTATGTTTATGGCGCAAAGGTACTCATTATATATATAGTAATGTGTATACCAATTACTAAACAATGTTAACGTAATACATTTTCTTTACTTTTTGTTTGGTTAGTAAAGTTATACATATTACCTTTGGGGCGTAATTCAAAAAAATCAAAGAACTATGATACGATTTATAGCATCAGCGTCCCTGTCACTATTCTCCGCCACCTTGATGGCGGCAGTGACCGACACGCAAGACCTTACCGCAATATATGCGGCGGCAGCCTTCCCCGTCTGGGCACTCGGCTTGTTCGTCAAGTATAAAGGTAGTAAAAAGAACGACATCTAACAACTTAAATATTAACCAATAAACAACAAATTATGAAAGCAATCTTCTTGGCGGTGGCACTGCTGATGGCATCCACCGCAAGCGCGAAATGGGTAGAGTCTCAGACTATCACGATGGAGTCGCCCCGCATACATCAGGGCGAAACCAAAAAAGGAAACGTCAAATACTACATCGTGGTGAGCGACGGAGTGAACAGCAAGGAAGTCAGCGTGAGCAAGAGCAATGCGGAGTCTGGGGTGATCACCCTTGTCAAGTGGGTGGACGATGAGACAGGCAAGATACGCTACACCACACGCAGCGGAAAGAAGCGAACCGCCACCCCCGACATTGATCTAAACAAAGTGACAACCGAATAAAAACAACAACGACAATGACAACAAGACAATATATCTCAGCGGCTCTCCTCTCAGGAGCGATGTTTATGTGCGGCTTCGGAGCCCACGCTGTCTATGCCTCAACCGAGGTTGTCGACAAAACCTGCTGGTGCGGCAATGCCTTTTTCTGCTTAATGGATTCCGTTGCGGATGAGGAGCCGTTGTTGTGGGCGAAAGTGGAGTCCTCTACTGAGTGGCAGGAGTTCGCCACAGCCTACGACCGAGGAGAAGGACAGACCGAGGCGAGGGCGGTATGGGAGTATCTGTGCGAGCAGGACACCTCCGGCTATGTGGCTGACTGCCTCAGCGGATGTGACGCATACACCGAATGGATGGAGAGTTATTAGCCCATGGGGGCGTATGTATAGGTATTACAGAGACAAGGGAGACAGATTATGCCTCCCTTTTTTTGTGGCATATCCTACAGGGGGTGTAGTGCTTTGCCTCCGCCTCCAGCCTTGTCATCTGCCTGATGTCGGTGGAACAACGGCAGAGACCCTTGCAGTTGGGAGTTTTATGGTATCTCTTGGACTTGGGGCCGTGGCACACATACACCTTCTCTGCCCGGCTCTGCGTCCGCTCCGGGGCGCAGGCGGAGATAGAGCATAACGCTACCATCACCGCTAATGCTGTCTTAATTACTGCTCTCATTGTTGTCGACACCCCCTCAATCATCTTCAGACAATGTCATTTGCGCCTTGAAACGCTCATAGCCATAGTTCGGGCCGACAAACGCATCATTCGCTACCAAAGCATCGTACAATTTTCTCCTGCGCTTGTCATCACGCAGAACCTCTTTGAATCGGAAATAAGGCAAAGTAAGTAGCCCTTTGTTCCTTAGCGACAGCCATAGCATATACGCTTCCCTGTCAGCGTAATGACCTTTAGATGGGCGAGTGTTGTCAACCGAGGAGAAATCTGGAGACAATGGTATATACATCTCTTCCCACGTGTCGAAAACAATACTGTCGCCAGCCTCTATATATCTTCCATTGTGGGCGCATACTGCAACATACCCACATCCTACCAACAGCGCACCAACTACGGATATGCCGCAAAGAATAGCTTTTGTCTTATCCATTTTTTAGATTTTGTATTTCTTATGTTTCACAAGCCATTTCCGTCGGAAATAAAGGAAGAAAAGCACGGCACCAAGCGCAAGCACGAACCATCTCGCCGGGGTAAGAAGCGTTCCGAAGCCGAACAGCTTCTCGTATTCGATACAGGCGTTGACCAACAGATTATATGCGCAGAAAGCCCGATGAATCCAACAAAAGCCGAAAGCCACGGAAAGAACCACCATCAGTGCGAACACGAGCAGCGCACTCCGCACGATCACCGAGGCGACCGACCACACATAACCCATAAGGAGAACTGCCGTGTGACACATCATAAGCCCCGCGCCGATAGGAGGAGCGAACTGTACCATCAGCTTGGCGAGGTGTACGCTTCTATGGATGTGCAGGGTCTCCACAATCTGCTCGTCCACCATTCTCATTTTATAAAAAAACTTTCTCATAACCGAAAATATTTAGTCTGCATTTCTTTGGATTAAGGAGCGGAGGAACTTGATTTCCTCGTTCTTCTCCTCGATACTCTTCCTTAGCATCTCATTCTCCTTGGCAATGGCGGAATCCGTCATTGTCTGCGTGTTGTGGTTGGAATTGTCGCCGATGCTCTGCACACGACCTGTCTCCTCCGCTATCTCACGTTCGAGCTGTTCGGTTGGGACACCACAGCACATATCGCCTACACCGCGCAGAAGCCATTCTGCGGAAACCTTCGGAAAACGTTTTAAAAATGACTTAATCGTTGACAACGACACTTTGTTGTCCTCCATTAACTGCCTATTAACAGTCGCTTGCGGTAACCCGGCCTCTTTGCTGAAGGCTGTTACAGACAAATCATTCTTTTGTAACACCTCTTTAATGCGCTGATTGACATTGTTTTGTCCCATATCATTATTTGGAATCATTCTAAATAATTCATTTTTGAGAATTTTTCTACTCAAAAATTAGTTAGTAACTCATTTTTGAGTTATCTTTGCAATGTGTTTAGAACAAAACCACCGCCAAACACAAAACAACGGTGCAAAATTACTAATAATAAATAATATAGCAATGAAAATCATTAAAAAAATCAACGTAACAGAAACTTTGAAAGCTCTACAGGTGGGCGAAGAGATGGTTTTTCCTTATAGGCAGACATCCTCCAGCACCGTGCGTGCGGCAGCCTACGCCATCAATGTCCGGGGCGAAGCGAAGTATAAGGTGTGGCAAGTGAACCACGAGTTGGCAACACACGCAATCAGACTGAAATGAACACGCTTGACATCAACAGCATCATACAGTCCGGTCAGAACGTCACCATATCGGTGACCACCGAACAACTGCGACAGGCTTTCCTCGCTTGGGGAGAATGCCTGCTTGAGGCGGTCAAACCGCAGGAGGAAGACGCTCTGCTCACCATCAAGGAGGCTGCCGAATATGTGGGCGTCAGCGTGGGAACAATCCACAACCGCATACGCGGTGGATGGCTCCACGCAGGACGGAACGGCAACGTAATCAGAATCAAGAAGAGCGACCTTGACAAGGTGTTCAGTCATAATTAACTAACCAATAACATATAGAGCAATGCAGACAAAAAAATTAAAGAGAGTCCTACTGAGCAAAGCGGACATCGCGCAAATCGCGAAAGATTTCAAAAAAGAGATTGACGAGAACTATTCGGACGCATTCTCCTATCCCTACGAAAAATGGGAATTTTGGACAGAGATAAACGGCTTAGCCATCTCCGTATTCTACAATATGTGGGCAGAGAACAAGCGTTACCACGCGGAGAACTACACAGAGCCGGAGTATGGAGAGGACGCTTACGGCGTCAGCATTATTGACATCACCGCCTGCGATGGTGAGTTGGGCGACGTGGAGATAGAGAATGAAGGCGACCTTGACGAAGCCATCAACGGATATACCAACACTTGTGAATGGTCATAGATATGGAAGAAGACGTAAGACGTATATACCGCCCTACTATCTGGGCGAAGCGGCTTGAAGCCTACAAAGCCGCTGAAGCGGCTCTCAGAGAGAGCGCACCGAAAGTGAAAGAAGCAGACGAGGCTGCCGCAAAAGCCTTGATAGAATGGGCGGACGAGTATGAGGAGAATATTAGAATCCTCGAAAGCCGCAAGCCGATAGGGATTTTATGGTCGTACTTTGTCTTTGCCGCCACCCAATGCATAGACGCAATAGCCTGCGAGCAGGACAACTACACCGAAGTATCAACCACAGTCTACGGTGAGGACAGAAAACCCTACACTCTAAACGTAGAATGCAACTGGTATCAATACAGAGGTTGGGAAATATCCCCAATGGTGATAGACGAGTTTCAGCAAGAGCATCTCCTCGGTGATGCTGAGAAGTTCTGCGAGGCTGTCGGATTCGAGTGTTCCGACGCTGACGACTACGAGTAAGACACAAGGCAGTATGGTACACGGATGGGTTCAATTCCCATCCTGCCTACAACGCCTCTTAGAGGCAAAAGCACATTGACGTATTGACAACAAGCATAACGACCGCAACGAGTCGCACACAATAAGCATTCCAGCCGAGTGTGTGAGTTGGCGTTGCGGATGTGGTCAGCACCGACTATGCAACAGGTGCTGGGGCTACGCGGCGAGCCTATGACGCCGCAGTGTATACAACCAACGAGCAGCACTCCTTACAGAGCAATTGACTGCTCACTCTATATATTCCGAGCGGTGGCAAGGTGCCGAGGGGAGGTTCGAGTCCTCCCACCGCTCCTATTCCCTTTATTAAAGCAACTTTTACTCATAATTTTCCCTCCAAACCCGTGACGGGCGCAGGAGGACAAGGCAGAGCGCGGTGGTTCCGCATTTCCCATTTAGTAGAGTATGATTGAGTTTAGTAATTGAGTTTAGTTGATAATTGTTTTTCACAGGGGGTTCGATTCCCCCCTCTGCCACTTACATTCTTTTTAACGATTGAGATTTCATCGCCTCTCCGTCCGTGAGGATATGGGAGGCATCACGGCTCGCACTGGTAGGCTTCGGTCGGTAATTATTAACAACTTCTTATCCAATTCTCTACGACCGGGGCGAGGTTCGATACCTCCGAGCCGACTACTACTTTCGTATCATTTATTGACAACGTTTTTTTCGGGAGGCGGTCTGTGAGGATAGTCTCCTTTTTATCAGACAATTATAAAAAAACAAAATATATGAAGAAACTAATCATCTACCTGCTGATGACCGTGTGGATGGGAGTCAGCATCGTCCTCCTATGCAACGAGGACGAGAGTGCGGCACTATTGCCGTTCACTCTCATCAAGGCTGGGGCGTTGGCATCGTTCCTCGCCTCCCTGAAAATCTTATGTATGCTAACAGACAGAAAACTTATATAGATATGGCAGACAAGACATTCACCGAGCGTGTGATTGCTGTGCAATCACAACTCAAAGCACCGAAGAATCAACGGAACAACTTCGGCGGCTACAATTACCGCAACTGCGAGGACATCCTCGAGGCGGTCAAGCCTCTCCTCAAAGCCGAGGGGCTATTTCTAACCATCACCGATGATATCGTGGTGCTTGGTGACAGATTTTACGTCAAGGCAACCGCAACGCTGACTGACGGAGAACGGTCGCTATCCAACCAGGCTTTCGCCCGTGAGGAAGCGACAAAAAAAGGAATGGACGGCAGCCAAGTGACGGGTGCCGCATCCTCCTATGCACGAAAATACGCGCTCAACGGCTTGCTTGCTATCGACGACACAAAGGATGCCGACACTTTGAACAACGGCAAGGAGTACACGGCAACCTCGAAGGGCTCAGGCAAGGCAAAGGCGACTGCTCCAGCACCCGCTATTCCTGCTCCTGACAAGGCGGCAGTAATAGCGGCGGTGTATGCCGCACAGACCGAGGAGGAAGTCGTTGCGATATATAAGAAGAACTCTTATTACTTCGGCAAGGACGAAGCGGTAATCACCGCTTGTTCCCAAAGAAAACAACAACTAAAACAAGGCTAATATGTTGAGATATTCTGAAATTGTATTTGACCCCGTCGGGCATACCTATACCGCGCCCGACGGGAGGGCGTTGCAGGGCATCACTGGGATGCTCCAACGGCAATTGTTTCCCGATGAATATGCCGGGGTTGACGAAGAGACGCTGAAGGCCGCAGCCGAGCGTGGCAGTGCAATCCACGCACAAGTGGAGTTCTGCGACGACTTCGGCACTACTTTCGAGGATATTCCAGAAGTGGTCAATTACCAACGGCTAATCAAGGAGGGCGGCTACGTTCCGTGTGAATCCGAGTACGTTGTCAGCGACAACGAGCACTTTGCGTCTCCTATTGACAAGGTGTTCAAAGTCTCCGAAACGGAGTATATCCTCGGCGACATCAAGACCGTGCGTAATCTCAACGAGGACAAGGTACGTTGGCAACTGTCCATCTACGCCACATTCTTCGAGCGGCAGAACCCAGGCTGTAAGGTTGTCGGTCTGCTTGCTATCTGGCTCCGCGGTGACAAGGCTAAAATAACGGAGGTACAGCGCATTCCTGACGGCGTGATTGACTCTCTCCTCGCCGCCGAGGTGGAAGGACGGCAATTCGTCAACCCACTTCCGAGCGTCAACACGTTGCCCGACCGCTACAAGGCTATGGAGATGCAGATTCTTGACCTACTTGCTAGGAAAAAAGAGATAGAGAAGCAGGTGAAGACGTTCTCTGAGCGGATGAAGGGCGAGATGGAGAAGGCTGGAGTGAAGAAATGGGAAACCGACAATATGCGGCTTACCTACATTGAGCCTTCCACCAAAGAAACATTCGACGCCAAGAGGTTCAAAGAGGAACATCCTGAATCCTACAAGAATTACATCAAAACAACCAAAGTCAAATCATCAATAAGAATTACATCATTATGAGCAACTACACTGGATCAATCGACTTAACCAAAGTCCCAAAGAGATTTTTCAAAAAAGTAATGTGCAAGGACGGCACAGAACACATATTCCTCAATGTCGGTCTATGGGAGCGCAAGACGCCCTCCACATTCGGAGAGCGCACATACACCCATTCTATGAAAGTAAGCGTACCGAAAGACCAGCAGGTGGAGGGCGAGAACCTCTACATAGGCGACTTCTCGGAGCTGAAGCCTATGCCAAGCCAACCGACCACTGAACAGATTGAGGCGGCTCCGTCTGCCTCCTCCGACGATCTTCCATTCTAACGGACTATGTTGTTCGACCTATCCAATCCCTACGATTGTGAGCGTGCCAAGACACGCTTGCAGTCGTTGATTGACAAGCACTCGCCCTCGGTCGAACTGACCGAGAGAAAGCAGCGTAGCGACCCACAGAACCGCTACCTGCACGTCTGTATCGGCATTGTGGCAATGGAGACGGGCAACACGATGGACTACGTGAAGCGGTATTACTTCAAGGCGCATTGCAACGCAGATTTGTTTGTCACCGAACGTTACGACACCCGTCTGCAACAGAACGTGAGGACGCTGAAATCAAGCAGAGACTTGTCAACGGAGGATATGACAACGGCAATTGAACGCTTCCGAAACTGGGCGGCCACCGAAGGTTGGTATATCCCCACCCCGGAGGAGGAATATATGATTAGACAGGCGGAAATTGAAATCAACAGAAGAAAGGAGTATCTATGACATACGACATTATCATCGGCATCGACCCTGACGTGGAGGCAAGCGGTGTCGCAACACTCTGTCCCAAAACCAAAAGGATTGAAGCGACCACAATGACGCTTCCCGCGCTGACGGACGACTTCCGCAGAGTGCGCAACGAATATCCCACGTTGACGGTCGCTGTGGTGGTGGAGGCTTCGTGGGCCACTGCCCACAACTTCCATTCACTGCCTTCCGACAGCAAGGCGGTGGCGGCTAAAAAAGGCTACCACGTGGGGCGCAACCATCAGATAGGCATAGACATTGCCGACATAGCGCGGCACTTCAGCTTTGATGTTCGGCTTCAACCGCCCCTGCGCAAAATCTGGAAGGGCAAAGACCGCAAAATCACCCACGAGGAGATATGCGCCATAACCGGCTATACCGCCAAGCGGAGCAACCAGGAGGAGCGTGACGCTATGCTTCTTGCGTGGACATCAGCGAACCTTCCAATAATATACAAGATATGATTGACGAAGAGAAACTGTATGATATGATTCAGAGGATGCAGGAGGGCTCCAACCCACCGCACCTCGTGCCGTTCATCGAAATCCACCGTGCGGTGTACGAGGAAACGCTGAAGGCAATCAGACATCTGGTCACCACCGACAGAATCAGTTACCACAGGCTGCTCAATGACTATGCAGCCAAAATCAAATAGAAGAATGGCAAACAATAGATTCACCTTCCACGAGTCATGGCTCGACACAATAGAAACGCTTCCTCAGGAGGCACAGACAGACGCGCTGAAAGCATTGCTCAACTATGCGCTTAGAGGAATTATGCCTGCCGAGGACGATGCGGTCGGCAAACTTATTGTCGGACTGCTGTCGGCAACAATCGAGGCGGACAGACAACGGAGAGAAGGAGGAAGCAAGGGCGGAAGACCGAAAAAAACCTCCCAAAACCATAGGTTACAAGAGCAAAAACCTCCCAAAACCATAGGTTATGATACCGAAAACCATAGGTTACAAGAGCAAAAACCTATGGTTTCTGAAGGTTTTTCCGAAAAAGAAGAAACCCCTTCTCCCCCCACACCCCCTACTACCCAAGAAGAAAAAGCCCCTGAAGAGAAAGAAAACTACGACTACGTCGTAGCAAAAGAAAGAGAAAAACCGACATCGCCGACAGCAACGGAGATCATTCCTGTGTCGGAGATTGAGGACGTCTTGATGGGCGAGGAGATGTGGGTGGAGGCTATGTGCTACAAGTACAACCTACCCCGTGACAGACTTGCCGTGCAGATTCACACCATCAAGCGTGGCTGGATTGAACGAGGACAGGACTACAAGACCATCCAAGACGCGAAGAAGCACGCTGATTCGCTCCTAAACATCCGTAGAGCTAACGGAGAACTTGCCCAGCCGCCGGCGTGGAACGAGTTCCTCTACGACCTTATGGCTCCGCACATAGACGCTCTCGGCTACGACGATGAGATTTTCACCGCCTTCGGTCGGCACTATATGCAGGATGTCGGCAACGGCAAGCCTTTCTTCCTCGGCATTCCGCGCTTTGAGGAGGAGATTTTTGAGAGGATGAAAAACTTCAAGGAATCCTATAAACCACCAGAGTATGAACAGCCTGTGCAATCCGGAAGCGGAAGCCAATCTGCTTAGTGCCTGCGTCACCAACAGCGGTGAGTTCTATCGGCTTGCCGATGTCCTTGACCCCGAGGTGTTCACCGTCCCAGAAAACCGCACGATATGGGAGGCGATGCTGTACATCCGCAACAACGGAGGCGATGCCGATATGATGGCGGTGACGGCACGGCTGATGACGGTGGACAAGGCGGCATTCCTCGCATTCTCCGAGCAGTGTGCTCGTCCCGTGACTTCCGCCAGTGGAACGGACGAACTGTTGGCCGACTTGCTTGTGAGGAGGCGCACGCTTGCCGCGATTATGGAGGCACAGCAGAAACTTATGCAACCGCTCGAGCCTTCAGAGACAACCCTCCAGCGGCTCAACTCGGAGATTGCCAACTGCCTTGTGTCGAACACCACGGAGATGGTGACGGCTGAGGAGGCTTGCAACGAGGTGATGCGCAACGTGTTCGACAATCAGTCACGGATGCACAACGCTCCGGAAATTCCCGTGGGACTTAAAGGGATAGACGAGCGCGGAGGACTGCACACAACAGACCTGACAATTATCGCCGGCGAAACGTCTATGGGCAAGACTTCCCTTGCGCTGACGTTCGCCCTCAATGCCGCCACCGCGGGTGTCGGTGTGGGGGTGGTGACGCTGGAGATGTCGGTGATGCAGCTTGCGGCACGTATGGTGTCGGGCGATGCGCAGGTGTCTTCCTCTGACATCCTTTACAAGCGGCTCGGAGCGGACGATTACAACCGCGTGGGCGCCGCAGTGGAGAGGACGGGAACGCTGCCTATGTGGTTCAATCGGAAGGCGCAGAGCGTAGCGAAGATATGCGCCTGGATACGTCAGCTTGCCTACCGCAAGAAGGCGAAACTCTTTGTCATCGACTACCTCCAGCTCATCTCTATGGGCAAGATTGACAACCGTGTGCAGGAGATAGGCGACATCTGCGCCACGCTGAAGCGGCTCGCCGGTGAGATTGACGTGAGCATCATTCTGCTCTCCCAACTCAGCCGTGACCGCATGAATCCCTACCCTTCCCTCGCCCGTCTGCGTGGCTCCGGTGAGATTGAGTCGAATGCCGACAACGTGATATTCGTCTACCGCCCCGAGTACTACAAGACGGAGGGTAAGAACCTTGCCTACAAGGACAGGTTCGCCAACGTCAGCACCCACGGCACAGCGGAGATCATCGTCGCTAAAGGCAGAAACACGGGTACGACATCATTCATTGCTGCCTACGAGAAGCAATACACAAGATTCTCCGACCTTGCCGATATGCCAACGGCTACGATGGTGACGGCAAATCGGGAACAACTACCATTTTAACTGAAAAAATGAAAGAACAGATTCAAAAAGACAAACGTGTGAACAGCAGGTTCCTCACTGCGCTGCTTGTGGCGGAAGCGGCTCTCAGACCGATAGCCAACGACTGGGCGCATCTCGATGAAGGGGAACTCAACGACATCATCCGATGCCTGCACACCATCAACGACCTGCAAGGACAGGCAAGAGCGTATGAAGACTATCTCAACAAACAACTACAGACTGCTGATGCGGTGTGCGAGGGCGGTCGTGGAGATTCCCCACGACAAGAACAACCTTCGCTTAATCAACCTTCAGCGTCAGGCGAAATTACTGCTGCGGTATGAGGAACGAAAACTACTACACTCCGGAGGAAGAGGCAATGGCTTTCAAGGCCAAGAGTGAGGCGGTGGACTATTTTTTTCGCGACGCCATAGCTCACTACTCCCCCAAACAGAAAATGATTGTGGAGGTGCTTGACATCCGATTCCCTCTTCACAAGGATGTCTACAAGGCGTATATGCTTTCCACCCCCGTCAGTGTCATTGCTAATATTTACCTAATGACGCAGAGGGATGTGAGAAGAGTGATAAAGGCTTACGAACTCAATAAACTGTACTGATTATGAACTACGACGTTATAGAGAACTCAAAGGCTGACTTGAGATTGAGCCGCCGCAAGGCTCTTGAGTTGCTTCCTGTCCTGCGCAAGCGTGACGAGGGAGGGCGAATTGTCAGAATAGATCCAAGAACAATTAAAATCGTCAGAAACAGATGAAGATAACGAAGATTAGGGAGGTGAAGACCCCCACAAGAGGGACTGAATGCTCGGCAGGGCTGGACTTCTACGTGCCGAAAGGCTTCACGGCTCGGCTGACATCGGGGACTGACATCCTCGTGCCGAGCGGTATAAGGGCGGAAGTGCCGCACGGCTACGCGCTGATTGCGATGAACCGCTCCAGCGTGGCGACATCCACAGACGCTATGCGGCGCGCTGGTCTGACGCCAAAGGCAAACGCCCCCAAAGGAACGCTCGTTGTCGGAGCGTGCGTTGTCGACGAGGACTATCAAGGCGAGATATACATACATCTCATCAATGTCGGCAGATGCGTAGAAGTAATTCATCCAGGAATGAAGGTGGCGCAGTTCGTGCTTACCCCCGTGAGCTATGAGGGTGTCGAGGTCGTGGATGAGGAAGAGTTGTTCAACCAAGCTACCGAGCGCGGAAAAGGCGGCTTCGGAAGCACAAATAACGGATTGATATGAGAATCAGAGTGTTCGAGGCTTTCGCCGGCTACGGCTCGCAGATGATGGCTCTGCGCCGAGTCGCACGGCGCCACGCTGGCGGTGCGGATTTCCAGCTTGTCGGATGGAGCGAGATTGACAATGACGCAATAGCCGCCCACAATGCCGTGTTCCCCGAATATGCCGAATGCAACCACGGTGACATAAGCAAGGTCGATTGGGAGCGAGTGTCTGACTTCGACTTGTTCACCTACAGCTTCCCTTGTCAGGACATCAGCAATGCCGGACTTCAGCGAGGCTTGCAGGAAGGCAGTGGTTCGCGCTCATCATTGCTATGGGAGTGTAGGAGGGCGATAGAGACGAAGCGTCCGTCATTCCTTTTACTCGAGAACGTGGCGGCGTTGGCTTCCAAGAAGTTTATGCCCGACTTCCAGCGATGGATTGACTACCTTGACGAGCAAGGCTACAAGACATACTGGAAGAAGATAAACGCTAAAGATTTCGGTGTTCCGCAGAACCGTGTGAGGGTGTTCGCGTTAAGCATCCGCAAGGATGCGTCCGCCAAGTTCCCACAGTTGTTCCCGAGCGGCATCAAGTATGATTTTCCTCAGCCGTTCCCGTTGGAAAGACGGCTCCGTGACGTACTTGTTACATACCACGACGGTGAGAGTGTCGAGGATAGATACTATCTTAAGACTGACGTGATATTGGGGCGGCTGAAATGGAACGCCGAAACCACCACCAACCACAAGTTTGAGTACACCGAGGGGGGGGGGTATAGCGAAGACAATCCAAGCAGGCGTGATGAGGAACGACGACAATTACATCCAAGAACAATAAACCGTGTCGGAAGGCTTTACCCGAAGAGTCAGATAAGCGGTATCGTCATCGGTACTGACGGAATCTCTCCGACGGTGATGCTGAACCACGGAAGTATAGTAACTATAGCAGACGAGGAAAATGGAAACAGACAAGGTCATAGTGATCGAGAAGACGGGATATAGAAGCGAGGACATCATATCCTGCAACGGGGTGGCACGATGCCTCCGCAACCACGGATATAGGGGGGGGGTGGTCATCGTGGAAGATTACGATCAAAACAGACTGAGAAATGAAGAAACAAGCGACAGGGGGCAAGCGGCTTCAGCGGATGCTCCCGAAAATTGATAGGGGGGGGGGCTATGGATAGACACATACAACCAATGCGTCAACGACATAGCCGGAACCATCAAGGCGAGGGTGAATGCCAATTGTATGTATTTCGTTAGTGAAGATTCAAGCAATGAAGAAGACGGACAGAGTGATGACCGTGGAGAGCGGTCTTCATCGGGCATATAGAATGTACATAACGGATGGTGTCTCTCCTGCCATCACCACCCCGTCGGGGGGAGGGCTTATCCCTAAAATAATCGAGATGAAAGAAGAACCTAAGATTGTGAGTTACTCACGCGACAAGAAAGGAAAGATTGAGAACTACCACACGAAAGAGGTAGCGAACACCATCCATTGCAGCACGGGGACAAGGGGCAACACTGCTCAATATGTGTTGGAGCCAAAGCCGATTGTTGATATGAACAACCACGGAGAGACCGTCTCTATCGCCGAGCCGTTCGTGGTGGCGAGTAGAGGAAGGGAGCCTAATGTATTGACTCCCAAGCGCACCGAAGAAGCCAAACTTCTGAGAAAGGATTATGAGAATCACAGAATTAACATACAAAGGAAATATATGCAACAGATGGAACCAAGAACAGACGGTGTGTCCAACACTATAACAAGCGTGCAGAAAGACAATATGCTGCTTGAACCTTTGCGCATCAAAGCCAACACAAGGGAAGGCTTTGCGGAGGTGGAGGAGTACGGTGCGGTCAACATCTCTCAGCCGTCATCCCGTACTCGCCGAGGGAGAGTACAGGGCAACAAGGGCGACATCATCGGCACTCTCCTCACGGGTGAGGAAAACGCAGTCTTGGAGCCGAAGGCGGAGGAGGTTCGCCGAGTAGCGGAGGAGGTTCGCCGTCAGCCTTGTGGAGTGTCGGTGGACAAGGACAACAACCTGCGCCCTTATAGGCAGGACAAAGCGAAAAGCGGTGTCGCAGAACTACAGACCGAGTTCGCCGAATCCGTGGGGTCAACCCTCACGTCCGCCAGACCTAACAACGTCTACGGTGACACGTTTCCATATCGCATCCGCAGACTTACTCCGCGCGAGTGTTTCCGCCTGATGGATGTCTCAGATGAGGACTACAACAAGATCAAAAACTACGTCAAGGGTCACAGAAAGAACGGGAAGCCGATGTACATCTCGGAGTCCCAGCAATACAAGCTCGCAGGCAACTCAATTGTGGTCGCCTGTATGGAACATATCTTCGAGCAATTGTTCTTCCCCTCCGGACGAGTGACAGAACCAAGACAACTGGACATTTTTGACATAATCTAACAAAACTAAAAGACAATGAATGTTTTAGAACAAAGACAAGCGGAGGCGGTGGTGAGTATCGCCAAGACATTGCGCACTCCAGACTGGGAGCAGCGCAGATATGAGATAGCAAAGGATATATTACCGCACACGATTCTTGAATATTACGGCAAGGGTCTCGAACGTGGAGTAAAAGATGCAGTCATGATCGCTGACGCTCTAATCGCTGAACTGAAGAAAGGAGGCGAGGAATAAAGTTTATTTAACTCTAATAAAAAATTTAAAAGACAATGAAAGAAGCAGAAAAAATCATCAACTGTAGTAAATATTGGCTTAATGAAGACAAGAAGAATCGTACAGCAGTGGTAATCTTGGCAAATAATAAAGAGGACGAGATGTGGGCTCATGCTGCGGGGACATCATACGCTATAGCGCGTCTCATCTATTTGATGATGCTCAAAGACAAAGGACTCGGTCACAACATATATGTGGCTGCTCGCCTCTATGCTCACAACCATATTGCAGCAAAAGAGCGTGACAAGATAAATGCAGTTATATCCGCTGACGCTGAAGCGCGCAAAAAACCGAAAGGAGGTGAGGAATGAGGTACAGAATACGACCGAGAATCTATGCGTGCTTCACGCACAGCGGCCGACTGCCGATCGTGCAGTCAAGCATCACGACTTATGCGGTGCAGGTGAGAAAATGGTACGGCTGGGTGACTGTCAAGGAATACGACGAAGGCTCCGACTCAGATTTCGCCCTCAGCCAAGCGGAAGAACTTTTAGAATTTCTAAATCAATAAGCAATGAGAAAGTACATTATCAAAAACGCGGATGGAAGCGAACAGACTGTTATGCAAGCCGTCCACGAATCACGTGAAGAAGCTGGAAGAGAGTTGATGAGATACCTCAGCTACCACAACGAAAATTGGGACGTTGACAATCATTTGTCGCCGTTTGATTTCACTCTTGAAGAGGTTGAATGCCCGCAAGTGGACGAAGTAATCACAGACTTTAAAAGAGCAATGAAAGCTCTTGGACTAAAACCCAATACATGTTACAACCTCTCTGAACACGTTCCTAAGTTCGTTAGTGACATCAATCCCAAGCACATTGAAGCGTTGATCGCATTGAACAAACTGTTCACCATCGCACAGGCATGGAATAAGGAAGATGGCTTTGTTCCAAATTTTTCGGATAGAGAACAAGACAAGTGGTTTCCTTGGTTCGAATATGACGAGGATGCTGCGGGGTTTGTGTACGCGAATACGGGTAACACGCCTACGCATGCGTCTGCGAATTTCGGTTCTCGGCTTTGTTTCAAGACACGTATACGTGCCGCGCAATTCGGAAAACAATTCGTAGACCTTTACAACAAGGTTTTCTTGTAAAAACTAAAGCAATGATAAAGCAATACAGAATGTGGCTCCTCCGCCAGCAGAGGCGGAGGGCGCAGAAAAGAAACGAAGAAGTGTGCGCGAGCCTGTCCGTCAGACTTATTGACGGATCGTTGTACATCGCCAATGGCTGCACGCTTATCCACAAGTTTTCAATCGACAATTCAGTCGGCGAAGTTGTTAATAAAATTAACGAGATAAGGAGAATGAATCTATGATATTGGCAAAAGTTGAGATAAATATAGAGGATGCGTTTGGCAGTCTGACATCAACAGAACAAATGGTTTTTGCTAAATATGTATTTGAAAATTTATCAGAGTTTAATCGCAAAATTTTATTGTCTTACATCGCGGCTAATTGCCCCGATTTGGTTCAATTCTTTAAAGAGTATTAAGGAGAATGGAAATATGAAAAAAGAGATTAAGAGCGTGTTGACGAAGCTCGCAGGCGAAGCTCCTGGATTTCCCGAATGTTTCAAGAAGCCGTTTGTCTACAACGAATGTATTGTCGCAACGGACGGATATTCTTTGATGAGTTAAGAAGCAAGGAAACAACGGCGGCTACTCGCCACTAACTAAGCAAATTGATATTGATCATTGTTTTCCCTCTAAGACTTGCAATTGCTTGGTGGACATCGAGCAATTACAAGAAAAACTGAAGAGCAAAAACTACACCTATTGGGGAGACCTTTTGACCGTTTGCGAAGAGTGTGGAGGTGTTGGAAAGGTCTGGTGTACATACACTGATAGACTTGGAAAAGATTATCAGATTTCAGGAGTATGTCCAATATGTGGCGGAGACAGTCTTACTGAACGAACAGGCGTGGTTAAGATTGCCGACGCAATCGTCAAGCCGAAATATCTGCTTCTCTTGTGCGAGTTGGCAAAAGCGACAGGCGGAAGAGTTTTGTTGCTGAATGGCGGTACAGAGCGACAACACTTATATTTCTTGATAGGAGAAGACATAGAGATGGTTATAATGCAGGCGCGTCCGTCAGTTGCTCGGCGAGAGGAATTACTTTTTGAATTAAAAATTGATTGAAGAAAATGGAACAGAAACAAGGAACGCCGATAATCGGCACACACAATTCAATGACGTTTTTACCACCTGAACATTGGTATGGATGGTTTATGATTCCGTTTGCTCGGTGTCAGCGCAAGACAATCGAGGAACAGTGGCACGATGGCGCACGATGCTTCGACTTGCGCATCCGCTTCACCAAAAAGGGCGAACCCTACTTTGCCCACGGACTCTACGAATGCTCACACAAGGTCGGGCCTTCTGATGTCTTGGTGAAGTTGTACAGACTGATAATTCGCGACAATCAACCTGCCTTTGTCCGTCTGATTCTCGAAGACCCAGACAAGCAAAACCACAACGTTTTCTACTTCAAGGAGCTCTGCCAAGAGTGGAGTAAAGACAACATAATACGCCTCTTCGGTGGCAACCGCAAAGGCGATTGGGCGCAGATTGCGGAGTTCGGCTACAAGCCGAACCTTACCCAGTACGTAGGCTCCATGATGGAGGACGCACGGTGGTACGAGAAGATCATGCCGTTCGCCTATGCGTGGAGACGCAACAAGAAGAACAAGCAGAACCCACAAGGCGATATTGCCATTTACGATTTTATTTAACATTATCAACCTCTCTGTTAACTTTTATCTTTGCACTATCAATAGGAAGTTAAGAGAAACTCTCCGAATTGTTAAA